TCTACGGTTGATTTTAATGTTCTAAACCATTTTTCCCAAGTGGGGAAATTGGTTTCAACTGGGTACGATTTGTACCCGATTGCCCAGTTTAGTGACATATGGCAGGTCATTGATGTTTCTTATTTTTTAATTATATTACCAAGTCCTTTTTAATTCACCGTTTACTGATTCAATACCGATATAATCAAACCTTGCTTGAGCGTAACTAGTGTTGTATATGTAAGCAAGTACCTTACCGTTTTTGATATCTTCCTGGCTTTTTAACCAATCTTCTTCACGATCGCTTACGAAAAGGATTGAATATTCAGTGTCAAATTGACCTTCTGTTTTAATAATGTGATAAGGTAATGCTCCACACCTTTCCTGTAGGTTATTTAGTGAGTTTATAACGCCTTCGTTTGTAAATTGAGTAAGGTCTTGGTTAGCTATGTTAAGTAGTTGATTTCTTTTAGCTGATTCCTTGATTTGATTATTGTTCATTGCTTGTCCTTTCTTATTTATATCTTTATTATATATCATAAAGATGCAAAAGTCAATACTTTTTTCCGATTTTTTATGACTTTTTTCGAAAAAAAGATAAATATTGACTTTCTAAAGTAAACCACTTATAATTAAAAATGAAAGGAGGGAGTATGAAAGAAGATAAGATAAAAAACTTCCTGAAAACTACAGATGGAGTAATACTCAATACAGAAGAGTTAACTCTGGAAGATATTGAAGAATTAGCCGAAAGAAGACGAGAATTAGCGGCTGATTCCGTCAGTAAACGCCAGAAAGAAGCAGAGGATAAACTCGTATCAGAGTTACAAACTCATCTACAGAATAAAGACATACCAGAAGCTACAAGATGTGCTATTGAGTTTTTAATAACGGTATATGGACACGAACTTCTAGGAATTTGGGCGTTAAGGTATTACAAGAGAATGACTAGTGGAGATATTACACCTTTTGATAGAGCATCTACTCAATTACTAAAAATGCGGGGAGATATATAAATAATGTACATGTTAATTTGGATAATAATCGTAACAGGAATTCTAATTCTTGTAGCTATCTCAGAATACGAAATATCTAAGCAAGACGAAGAATGGATGAACGAGTTGCGAAATAAGAAACGCAACCGTAAAGAATAGGAGCAATAATGGGTTCACTACCAAAAGCCACTAGATCAAGTATTTATCAAGCCCTCTTCGAATATAAGGTTCTTACACAAGCCGCTCAACTTAATATTGCTAAAGGGTACACTAAATATGATGACCTTCTATGTTATCAAGCTTCACTTGATAATAGAGCTTCTGAAAGTATTATAAAGGCGATGGAAAAGCTTCAAAGAGAAACAATTGAATATTGGTATTACGTTTTGATAGACAATGAGAAGAATGGCTTGGTTGCGATGAAAGAAACTATAGAAGCATTAAAGGATAAAGAAGAAAATGAAAACAACTAAATTATTAGAAACCTTGTCAGATATTCTTGATCTTATAGTCTACGGAATAGTTATTGTTAACATCTGTATTGCTATTTTTCATAGCGACTGGACACGCGGTATATTCTTTTTACTAGTTGCTGGTTTCGTACAAAATAGTAATAAACGTTAAGATATTCACTTACATAATTAAGACATAGAAAGGAAAGGACGCATGACATTTAATTATTACCAACTAAAAGCATTAGAAACAGCCATTAACCGTAATGGTAAAAATGAACTATTCCACCTAGCACTAGGCTTAGCAGGTGAAACTGGCGAGGTCATGGAAAAGCTCAAAAAAGCAGTTAGGGACAACGAGTCTGTTATTACAGAGGAAATGAAACAAGACCTTAAAAAGGAGCTAGGAGATGTTTTATGGTACTTGGCAGTATTTGCAGACCACCTAGATATTAAATTACAGGACATTGCAGACCTTAACCTTCAAAAGCTAGCTGACCGTCAAAGAAGGAACAAATTGTCAGGCTCAGGGGACAATCGATAAAATCCTGTATAAACATACTCTAAAACAGCGTAAGAGCGTCCCTAACGGGCGTTCTTGTGTTTTATGTATAACTTTATATATGAATAGATAAATTCGCATATAAGAGCTTAGAATCGGTTATATACTATTTACGCATAACTCCTAAGATATTACCTCTTATGGTATAATAATAGTAGATAAACTTAACCCAACACAAAAGGAGACCATTATGGATACCGTTGGAATACAAATCAAAACACCTTTTATTAACATTGATGACCTACCTGTAGGCACTAAAAAAGTTTCGCTTGTTGTAGATGGTGGAATATCTTTTATCCGTTGTTATGACATTAACGGTAAGAAAATAGACTCAATCATTTACAATGAAGAAACTAAAGCATATACACCTAGCGAAAGAATCAACTTCTCTGAAGACGGTATTGATTATGAAGAACTACTAGCTATGGGCGTTGATAAAGAAGAGCTAGATTCTATTATTAAACAAAATAGCTAATCTACTAGACAATTTATACTAGAACATGTTATAATAAGGCATGAATCAGTTTAGTGTTAAAGATTGTAATTTGTATGATAATCTCTGTCATGCGATACTTATTATGCAAACCTTAAAAACACTAGATAAATCCACTCCAGAGTACAAAGCTATTAAGCAGAAGAAACAGGAAACCTTAGCTGTCTTAATGAAACAAATATGTCATTCAATAGGTACTAGAGAAATATTACTAGACACTCTTAATCGGCTACTAGAATTGAACAATCACAATCCACAAGCTAAGAATCTAGTACTAACCTTATTCGAAACTCTGGATGAAAAACCAAAGAAAAAGCATTGACACTTAATAATGTATAATATATAATGAAAGTGTAGTCTTGCCTTCCATGATAGATTACACTACATTACTTATACTGTTTACCTACCAAGCAGTGGGATAAACCCTAAAAGCCTCCTTCATAGGGGGCTTTATGTGTGCTTAAATTATGCTATAATACATCTAGAATCATTTATATATAGATAATGAAAATAATCTAAAAGAAACACAGAACAAGTCCTATCTTAAAAGAATAAAAGGTAAAGAAACATAGAAATGGACAAAAGAGGGGGAATTTATGGGGAAGAAGTATAGTAAAGAAGATATTGAGAGAATTGCAAACACTCCTGATGATTTACTCACTCCAGCAGAGCGAGGATTTAAGAATATTATTCCTACTATCGGTTACAAAGGAATGCCACCAACTAATCCTCGAGGAAACTGGAAAAAGACTCCTAGTTTCAGTTCTAAAGTCCGCAAATTGATGAATGATGAAGAGTTCTTAAAAACTATTCTTAAAAGCACTCCTAGTCAATGGCAAGGAATAGTTGACAATACTCCTGCTTCAATGATAGCTGCTGGAATTGTGGCTGGTGCTACTAAAGAGATAGCTAAATCCGTGGCAGATAATAAGCCTATTAGCAAGGAAGTTCGTGACTTAGTGGACTTATTGAATAAGATTGGTTATGGTGAAAAGGTAGTACATGAAGCTGGCGAAACATTCTTCGATAAAGCTACCATCAGTTTCAATGTTGTATCTACTCCTACGTTAGAAGAGATTAAAGACAAAGACAACGATAATAACGAGGAGGATTAGTGGAAAACCTCACAATCAGTGACAAGCAACGCCACGCTATTGGTCTGCTTGAAAATCCTAGTGCTGTTGAAATCTTCATGGGTGGATCTGGTGGCGGACCTCAACCATTAGATGCAATAGTGAAAACACCTACAGGAGATAGGGCTATTGGAGATCTTAAGATTGGCGACGAGGTACTGAGCTATACTGGCGACATTCAAGAAGTAATTGATATTCCTTATGAAGGAAAAGGATTAGTCTTTGAAATAACCCTTGAATCTGGACGAAAAGTGCAAGCTGAAGAGAATCACCTATTTCCATTCAAGTTAGCAGGGAATAAAAGAGCTGAACTATTAAAGGTCAAAGATTATGTCTATTTTTTCGATTCGTGGAAAAAGGAAAATCAACCTGAATTATATGTCAGTGAAAATGGTAAGATTTGGTCAGAAAAGATAGCCTCGTATAAGTTTATAGGACAATTGCCAGTGAGATGTATTTCTGTGTCAAATCTTGATGGCTTATATCTAACTAATGACTTTATCGTTACTCATAACTCCAAAACATTTACGATGGCTATTATGGTGCTTCTCACCATCAGGCAATACCCTGGCTGTCGTTTGTTTGTAGGAAGAAAAACCCTTAAATCTCTACGACAATCATTCATCCAAACTTTACTAGGTCAAGTACATAAGATGTTCAATTTGGTAGAGGACCAGGACTTCAACTACTCTGCTCAGTTAGGAGAGATTAAGTATAACAATGGATCAACTGTTATTTTTGGTGAGTTAATGAAAAACCCCTCTGATCCTGATTTCTCACGCTTCGGCTCTCTTGAGCTAGATATGGCGTTTATTGAAGAGGCTGGTGAAGTAACTTTGGAAGCTAAGAATGCTATTCGTTCACGTGTTGGTCGTGGCATAATGGCGAAAGAACATAGCTTGCCTGGTAAACTAGTACTCTCTGGTAACCCATCTCAAAACTTCTTACGTACTGAGTATTACGATCCATATATGGAGCTAGGTGGCGGTGAATACCAAAGCTGGATAATTGGCGAAACAGTTATTCGACCTGATAAGAAAAAGATCCCAAAGAAAGTGCCTATGAAACGCTGTTTCCTCCGTATGTCGGTATATCAGAATCCTTTTATTCCACAAAGCTACATAGACACGCTTAAAACGCTTCCTAGGAGGGAAAGAAAACGTTTGCTCGATGGAGATTGGGATTACGCAGATGATGATAGTTCACTCTTCAAATCAGGCTTGATAGATAAAGCTATAACGTATGAATTACCTCAACCTAGTGAGAACTTTAATAAAGTTATTGGAGTGGACGTTTCAGATGCTGGTAGAGATCGTACAGTATTTTCTCTTATAGACAATGGTGTATTAGTAACTCAGAAATGCTCTAATGTACAGATGAATTGGGATAGAAAAAGTGAAGAGCCTTTAAGTTACTTAATTGCGAATGAATTAATAGAATTTGCCCAAAGAAATGGTTTTCAACAAGCAAACGCTAAAAACATAGCGGTGGAATCAAACGGGGTCGGCGTAGGAGTAAGGGACGCTTTACGTGTGCGTGGTTGGACCTTAACAGAATATGTAAACACTGGTCAATCGAGATCAGATAATTACTATAACTTAATGTTAAATATGGACTCAGGAACTATTAAACTCTATAAAGATGTAAGCACTCTAGGTGAGTTAAGAAAAGAACTTGGAGCTCATACTTATGAGATGGAAAACCAAGAACCCAAAGTTATAAAGAAGTCCAAACTTAAGGAAACTCTAGGACGATCTCCTGACTATTCCGACTCTTTTATGATCGCTAGTTGGATGTGGGATAGAAAAGTTAACCCTCAAAGAGATCCCAAACGTAACTCTAAACGTATTTCGTGGTAAAATAAGACTAATGATAGTCCTATTTCAACGAACATGTGAGGGTTGTACTGGCAACGCTACCTCAGCCCTAATGAAACAATTGTGCATCACTCACAAACAAGAGTTTGATGTCCGCACCACTCTTCTCTGGGAGGGTTGGGCTAAAGATGCCGAAAAACTAGAGGAAAGGTTTCAGATCAAACAACCGTTCTTTTACAATACAGAAACAGACAAGGTTCTAGAAGCTACTAGTTTTACTCTGATGGAGCAGATGGAAAGATTTGTTCAGGGCAAATAACTATTGCCGTAACCGCCCTTTTCCCATATAATAAATAATGGAAAGGAGAGGACAAATAGATTTGATATACTTGTCTTATGAATAGACAACAAGCAATTAAGAACGCCGTAGTTGCTTTATCTCTACTCTTAAACGGAGGTGAAGGAAGTGGCAACTGGGGACATATGGGCAGACCTGGTAAACGTGGTGGCTCAGGTACGGGTACCGTAGGCGTTAGTTCGAGTAATATCAGAAAGATTCTAGATTCGGCTAACAAGAATGGCGGTATGACAATCGACATTCACGGCAATACTAAAAGAGAAGGTATAGCTTTTGCCCCTCACAAAGACAGTGAGGCAATCATTAGTACAGATAAACTCGGTGCAGTGGAGCTAAAGAAGTTCATTGTTAAGAATATAGATAAACTTCGCCATCCAGATGCTAACCTTGGAGGTTGGAAGAATCCAGAGGACGGTAAATGGTATCTAGATATTTCTCACGTTGGTAAGTATAGTAAAGATACCATTAAAAAGGCACAACAAGCTGAACAATTAGCAGTCTTTGATCTTAAGACATTTACGGAAATTAAAACAGGAGATATTAAAGATGGCAAATACATCCCAAGCGGAAGCCCAGAAGCCATTTATAATGAGCATTTCGGAAAATGAAACAGCAGATGAGTTTGCTAACCGAATGTTAAAACAAATGGGTTTCGATGAAGAAGATATAGAAGAAGCAGATAAAATTATAGCTGAAGAACAGGAAAAATAAGAAATAACCCCTTAAATAGGGGCTTTTCTTTTATATTCTTACTAAAAAGTATTGACTTTCTATTCATAATGCCATATAATTAAAGCATAAACGAATGAAAGGACAGAATATGAATATACAAGACGCAGAAAAGATAGCTCGAGAATTAATGGCTAAACACCTAGACGATTCATGGGAATTAGCATTTAATTCAAAACTAACAGCATTCGGACAATGCAACTATACAGCTAAGAAGATCCTACTTAGTAAACCATTAACCGAGGTTAACAATGAACAAATCCTCAGGGAAGTCATATTACACGAAATAGCACACGCTCTAACGCATTCATGGGATGGACACAACTCTGTCTGGAAAGAAAAATGTATTGAAATTGGTGGCACTGGTAAAAGGTATGGAAATCAAGAAGCATATGTAATCTTCACATATGTAGGAACTTGCCCAAATGGACATAAAATATACAGAAAAGGACCACTTTCTAAAAGAAAGATAGCTAGTTGTGTTAGATGCTCTCCTGAATTTAGTCTACATAACATTGTTACCTGGAAAAAAACACGCGTTGTTATGCAAGCAAAAGATTATTCTTCTGAACTCATAGAAAACTATTGACATAAGCGATTGAATGCTATATAATCTAAACATAAGCAAACGTACAAAGAAAGGACAAGTACAATGAATACTTCAAATTTGCAACAAGATATCATCAATATCATCAACATTAAAGGCTCCACTCTAGACATAGACACTCTAGTGGAGGAATTGGCAAAGTTAGGGTGGCAAGACATTAAGGTCTTTAACCAATATATTGGTGCTAAAAAGCAAACTAGTCAAACATTCAGGCAAGTTGAAAATCTAAATGAATTAGGCTTAAGTGAGGTAGGGTGCTAAATTAAGCACTCTACAATTAAAAGGAGGACAATAATATGGACAAGGCTAATGCAGGAATGCTAAAGAAAATGCTGGAAACTGTATATTCGTTCGACCCTGGAACACCTAATGCAGTTGTCTGTACAATGGGCGAATATCTGGATAACAATATGGATGACTTCCTTACAGTCCAAGCATTTCTGGTACCGAAATACTCAGACGCATACTTAAAGCGTAAACGTACGGAACTAGGTTACAATGGATTCTTAGTCGACAAACTGGAAAGAGAGAAAAAGATAGAATATAGGCTCTATCAAAAGGATGGTAAGTACAGAGTACTAAAGAAGAGGTTATTCGACTATATGCTAGATAAAATGGATTGGCAAAAATATCTAATCTCTTTTGAAGAGGAAAGCTACTTTAACGAAAGTATACACACATATGAAACGGTACTTAAAGTGAATAAAGGAGCATTACCAACGTGGGATCGAGAGTCTGACGGGGACTTAGATAAGAATATACGTAATAACATAGATATATTGCTACGAAATAAAACAGATAAACATTATCCAGGTCAGGCTATAATTAGGGTACTTAAAATCACACCTGTTAATGAAGAGTAGAAGAAAAGGAAGTCCAATGAGCCTATCAGCAGCGAATCAAGCAAGGTTACAAAAAGCCTTAGATACCACATATAGGTTTGACGGTCATACAGACCATCCAATCTTCTGCACGTTAAAAGAATACCTCGACGAACATGCTGTAAGCTTTTCTACGGGCAGTGTACGTAAATATACATGGGAATACATAAAACGCAAACAAGAGCGTGAGAAGCTGTCTAACGCCGAAATAGAGGCACTTGAAAACGAACGTAAGACTACCTACCAAGCCTGCTTCAAAGATGAATCGTTTCTAGACATTCCAAAAATGGTATATGAATACTATGTAAATGAGTTAGGGAAGCCTGTTGAAAATAGATAAATGAAAACTCCAATCTGCAAATACTGTAAAAAACCAGGACATTATAAATACCAATGTTACAAGGCTATGTGGGATAGTGGAATGCGTCCTAAAACCGTTTCTAAGCGTGTTTCAGCGATTAAAAAGCCAAAGTTATATAACATATCACCTTCAAAGAAATACACACGTCCAACGCTTATTAAACATTTAGACGAAGTATTCTCTAAATACATAAGATTAAAATATTCTCTACAAGATGGCTCCTGTGTTTGTTATACCTGTGGCAAACGTTATTCCTGGAAAATTATGGACAATGCTCACTGGATTAAGCGTGGATATTTCGGTACTAGGTGGGAAGAAGACAACTGTCGAGTATGTTGCAGGAATTGTAACCGAACTCTCAATGGCAATTATGGAGTATATACACCGAAGATTAAACAGGAATTAGGACCTGAAAAGGTAGCTAGATTAGAACATCTAAACAAGGTTTATACCAAGATCCCTAACGCTGAATTAGAACGTCTTATTGCTTTATATAAGGTTAAAGTCAATAATCTATTGCAGAAAACTCAGAAATAGTCATAAAAGCCAGAAAAAAGCAGAAAAACTCAGAAAAAAGTGTAAAAAAGTATTGATTTTTGTTCGCTTATGCCTTATAATAAAAACATAAGGAAAGACATAAGAGAAAGGACAAAAATATGTCAGCAATCAAGTTTCAATCAGGCGATCAAGTAAAGGTTCGAGAAGACCTTATCGTAGGTCAAGAATATGGCGGTCAGATTTTTACCGAATACATGGCAGCACTAAAGGGATTAACACTTTTCATCGACACTGTAGCACCTGAATATTACTGGATTCTGGCAGATGATTATACATGGACAGACGAAATGTTACAACCTGCTAAATAATAAATTAAGAAAGGACAATACAATGAACGTTTTAACTAAAGTTAAAGAAATGGCACCAGAGGCAACACAATTCGCCTGGGATGGTTGTCATAAGATTTATATACTCGAGAACCAGGAAGAGATCACAGAGGCTGAGAAAGTTGGCTACGAAATATTAAACATTGAACCTTCTCTTGAGCCAACCTGGGAAGAAAGTTGTGAACTTAGGTTTATTAACTTCTGGAATCTAGATAAGCCTGCTATTATTGCACAATGCGAATACTAAATGAAAGGACAAGAAATGAATAATCCAAACTTAAAGCAAGATATTACTAACATCGTAAATGGTGAAAAATACAAGATCTATACTACACTAGATTTAGATATGGTAGCAGAAGATTTAAAGGAATTGGGCTGGGAAAATATAGATGTTCAAATGAACTCCATTTATGCTGAAAAAGCTGGTAAGAAGTTCTATGTGGATCTAGATTCAGTAGAATGGAAATAAAAGCGTTGACATTAGCGACATTATCCCTTATACTTAAAACATAAGCAAATGAAAAGAAAGGACGGAGCTTATGAAGATACAAGTAGCGTATCCCAAACAAGTAAAGGTGGTACGCGTAACCTCTAAAGAGGCACGACTAACAGGATTTAAGGGTACACTCATTCAATGGAAACCCGTGAATCGAGTAGTTAATATCACAGTAAATGTACCACCAAAAACACCAACAGAGGAAGAGTTCAAAGATGTCTAAAAAGGTATATACAATGAGTGGTGAGTTTATTATCTCTTTAAGCGACTTTGATGTGTTAGCTAAGAATGAGGAAGAAGCTCAGGTAAACTTCGAAAAGGAAGTTATCCAACAAATTCAAGGAACATACCTGGATTGTGATATCGACACTTCAGTAATCGAAATAGAAGGAATTAGAGAAGACGATTATGACGAACTCTAAATGGTACGAATCCGATCCAGATAGCAAGCCTAGAAAGTATGTAGCAGGAATAACTCTTACATTAAGAACCGTGCTACATATAGAAGCAGGCACCGAAAATCAAGCCGAATATCTAGCAGAACAACAAGCATATGAAATGGCTAGAGAACTAGGAATAAACGGTTACAAAATAGATGTAGATTATATTAAGGAGGAAAATTAAATGGCAGGAAAACCTAACGATAAGATGTTTAAAACTATGGCGAATAAATTGGGCGGTGAAGACGCGGCTCGTAACTATTTCAGGGATCTAGGACGAAGAGGTGGCTCAGTTACAGGAGTTAGAAAAGGCTTTGCAGCTAACCCACAATTAGCACGAATTGCTGGTGGAAAAGGTGGACGTATTTCACGTCGTGGTAAGGCTAAAAAGGAGGCGTAATGAAAATTGAAGTCAACTTCATTAGATCCAGGAAAAAGGACATTCCTGTCAATCTAGAAGACGCTTGGCGTGTTTATGAAGAAGAATTAGACAAACATATTGCGAAGTGTACCGAAATATCCGATAAAAAAGAAAGTAAAGAACTTTCTCCTCTATACATTGAAACTGCTCTAGTTGAATTAGATTACTTTATGAAACGAGTACGAAAGAGTGCTAAACGAGTAGTTAAGCTATTAAAGGAATACCGAGATGATGCCAATGTTTGAGATAGTAGCAACAATTGTAACAATCTTGCTCTATATTCTAGGACTCTGGAAGTTGTATGAAATCCTAGTGGCGGATCACAATCCACGAAAGGTAGAGATTACTGATGAGGTGGCAGAAGAGCTACAGGATCGCCTAGATAAACAAGTTGAAAAGGTCACAAAAAGAGCTACAGAGTTTGCTGAGTTTCAGGCTGGAATAATCCTAGACTATGCTACTGAATATATGTATAAGGAAATGAACAATCTCGATAAGTATGAAAAGGCACCCGAAGAACTTGTAGCTGATGTGGATGCTAATTTTAACTCATGGCTTAAAGAACGCCATCCTGAACTAAAAAATAAATAATCTGGTATAATTAGACCTAGATATAATAATCTCTAACACAGAAACGATACATGGGTCTTTTTAATACGATAATAAACTCTTTCACGAATGGAAAGAACAACAACAGTTTCAATGCTTCTAACCAGTTTTTAAGGTATGGTAATACTAAACCATCGCTAACTCCTACATGGAGCGGTGTTAAGGTAACCCCCGAAGATGCTTATAGAGGCTATCCATATGCGGCAGCTCAGCGTAAAGGTAACCGAGTATCTGCAATTGCTAAACGTAACTTATATATTGATGTTACTCCTGAATTGTTAGAGGAGTATCAGAAATTAAATAAAGATCCTGTTCATCCGTATTTAAAACTCATTCAAGAATCTACTGACTTCTCCACGAAGAAGTTTTGGAAGAACATTTCCATCTACCTAGATCTATGTGGACGATATTACTTAGGTGTAGTTAGGGAACCAACTGGATTTGGATTGAGTTATATACAAAAGTTCGTACTATTGAATCCATTTGAAGTTAAGCGGGTTATCGATAAAAACGGCGAAGTAGCAGGTTATGTTGAATATAAAGCAGATGGTAGAAGGCGGCACTGGCAAGCACACCAAATTATTACCTTCATGGAGGAAAGCCCATTTGACACCTCTCAAGCGTGGTCATTAGTTGATGCCGCTAAACCAGCTATCTATACCTTAAATCAATCGGCAGACCACACACGTCAATCTCTCAATGGTAACCTAAATGCTCCAGGAATTATCACCACAGATGTTTTACTAGACGATGGGGACTTTGAAAACTTCAAGGCAAGAATTACTTCAGGTACTAAAGGTGAACCTATTTTTGCCAATGGAGCAGGAGCCGTTCAATGGCAGGATATGCAAATAGACTTAAATAAAGCCGCCTTGTTAGACATTAATGAGATAAATCGAAGTGAGTTTATTGCAGTAGCAGGAGCATCTAAAACAAATCTAGGTATTGAACAATCTGGCACAACCCGTGAAACAGCTAGAGTTCAGGATGACAACTATATTCGAGATTCTATTGAACCACGTGTAGAAGATATTATTGATGTACTCAATTTGGATTACCGTAAAAACTATCCTAATGAATACGAACGAACAGGCTATACTATCGAGCTAAGAAGTGCCTTATCTAAAGATTACGATTCTGAAATGAAAGCTACTGAGTTAAGAAATAGTCAATCTGCCTTAGCTCAAGACTTGGTAGAAAAAGGATATACTCGAGAAAGTGCCGTTTCATACGCTACAGGTAAATCTGATCTAGAAGACTTAGTTATTGATGAAGATAAATTAAAAGCCGAAGAGGAAGCCCGTAAAGCTCAAGAACAAGCTGAAAAGGAAGCTAAAGAAGAAGCAAGTACTCAAGAAGAAAAACCTACTACAGAAAACTCTCCAATAAACATTCATATTGAAGCACCGAAAGCCCCAGAAAACAAAGTTGTAGTACAAGAATCCGACAAACAACCTGTTGTTAATGTTTCTCCTGTCATAAATATTGATAATTCTACTCAGGAAACTCTTAAAAATGCCGATAACAATCGAGAGGAAGAGGAACCAGATGACCAGGGCTGGGTAGGAGCTGAACTTGAAGCTATAAATGTGCTAGATAGATTGAATAATTCAGGATTAGACACCTCAATTCTTACAAATGTCAGTGATTTACTGCCTGAAACAACTAATATTCCAGGTCAAGACAACCCACACGTAACCTTAGTATATGGATTAAAGGATAAACCTTACGAAATAAAGGACCAAATCCTTAAAATTGTCGAGGAATCAGGACTTAAAGAGGTAACAATTGAAAAAATTAGTCATTTTCCTGTAGATACAGGCTTTGCTCTCATTGCTTTACTGGAAAAGAGTGATGAATTAGTCAAGGTTCACGAAGATTTACTCAAATTAGACCACTATACTCAAAAACACCCAGATTACAACCCTCATATGACTCTAGCTTACCTAGATAATATGACTATTAATGGTAATTTGGTTGATCCAAACGAATACTATGCCCCATTCGAAGATTTAGTAGGTAAAACTCTTAAAGTACAAGGAATTGATCTAGATAAACCTGACGATGATGACGGAGATATTGCTGATATTGTTATCGGCAACGCTTATAAGAACGATATTACCCCTGACGATATAGTTAAGGTTAACAATGCTCATAACAAGCTTAAAGAAGAGTTATTGGATGTACACCAAAGAATCTTGAATGTGTCTTTGGAGAATATCACGGTTAATTCCTTTACTCAGCCAGACCTTATGCCAACAGACATTTCTAAGGACTTTGCTACAGAAATAGGTGACTTTCTCAAGGAATACTGGTTGTATATTACTCCGATATTCGGTCTAGCTATGATACTTAAACAACCAAGAATAGATATAGTTAAGCCTGAAACTTATGTGTTATCTAAAAGTGTTCGTGAATTTATTGATAAAAGGGCACAAACTTCAGGTGAGGGGCATTTACAAACCATCTTAAATGATGTTCTAAAGGCTTCTAACAAGGCTTACTCTGACTTAATGGGTAAAGTTGCCATTGATTTAATTGGTGAGGCTTATGATCGCAATCCAGACAAATTCAAAGACTATTTCACTAAGAAGCCTACTAAAAAGCAGATTAAAAAAGCTATCGATACTACAGACATTCTAGAGAAGAATCGTAAAATCTATGATAAAGCTAACAAGATGGCATTAGAAGGTTTTGCTCGTAAAGATGTAATCAACTCTATCCGCAAAGAATTTACTGAGGTATCTAAAAATCGTGCTACCTTAATTGCCCGACATGAAACCTCTAGAGCTTATGTACAAGCACAATACGATGCAGATAAACAATTACTAGAAGTTACAGGTAAATTAAAAAATGCATACAAGCAACTTTATTCTCGAACAGGACATCCTTGTGCTTACTGCCAAGAATTAATCGATAGAGGACCTGTACCGTTTGAAACTAACTTCCTAGATAAAGGAGATAGTATAGATATCGTTGAAAATGGTAAGAAATATACATTTGTAGCTGATTATGAGGATATTGTAGGTGGAGCGATTCACCCGAATTGCAGTTGCTCATATAAATTGGTTATTAAAAATGGCGAAATAAGCAACACGTATACCAGGGAAGAGGGTGAAAACTTACAGAAAATAATCAACTCATGCATGAACCAAGGTTGTGATGAAAATTGTACTCATGAACACTGTACTCATGAACATAATGAAATAGGGAGTAATAATGGCTAAATTAGAGAAACTTAAATTAGGTTCACACCCTCGAGGTGATACTGGAGTAATCCGTTGGTCCTGGAAGAAACAGACCACAGGAGGAACAGAAAAACTATCCCTTGTAGGTTACAAGGCTTGCTTAACAGTAAAGAATAACGAATACGACCAATCAATGGATGATGCAACACCTGATGAACAAGAACGCACTACTACTAAGGGCTATAACAATGTTATGTGGAAAGTAGATATAGATTGTGATAATCCAACAGATATGAGTAATATTGATCCACGAGAAGGACAAATCATCTTCCCTATCCACAAACAAGCTGCTTGGTTGGAGCCTGGTAAATACAATATAGATATTGTGCTTGAAAATAAAGCATCCAGGAATACTACTACTGTTATGTTTGGCGAAATCGAAATCCAAGGTCATCCAACGAACCGTCTAACTACAGATGGTCCTGACTCACCAACCGCTAAATAGATTAAAATTGTATAATGAAAGAAATAACGAGAGGAATAATATGGATCTAGAAATCAATCGTCTACTTAAACTAGAACAAATCCCTGGTTTTCAAATGTCAGAGGAAGAGAAAAAGACTCTAGCTGAATGGAAGAAAAATCAGAAGTCTGTCATTAAAGAAGACAAAGAAGTGGAAATCCCGAAAGGCTATGAAGAATTAGACATGGGTTCAGAAGCTGGTCCTGTACTCAGAAAAGTGACAGCTAAAAATATGGCTAAAGTTAAAAATGTTGTAGAGGACTAGTCTTATGGAGGAGGCGAAGTTATTTGAAATCCGTTGCCCAGCAATGGTAAGAGCGAAAAAAAGTAACAAGCTAATGAAGTGCAATCATCTATGTGTTAAGGTTCATCCTGGCTCAAGTGGTGAAGTAAAATGTCGTCACTGTCAAATGGTATTCAATTTCTATGTAGATTCAATGGCACGTTCAATGCTTTCAGTAAGAGTAAAACCTATACCTAACAATGGCAAGAAGAATTAAGAAGTTTCTAGCATATTCAAAAATAGTACTACCATTAGTGCTATGTTTTGTTGCATCAGTATTCTTAACCATTTCTTATCAAGCCGAAACAAGTAATAATAAAGATATTATTCTCCGTCAGAAACAATATATGTTAGATATCTTGGCAATGGAGGCTAAAGAAACAGCCTTAGCTTTTAATGGTTCATCTCAATGTGCTACTATTACAAGCTCTATTGTAAAGCAGGGTATACAACATTTGGATGCTCAACCTCACACACTAGGTGCTGCTTATGGACCTAATCTAGCTCTAATTAGTGAGCGTCAATTCGAACGTGGTACGCCTTCAGATCAACAGATATATATTGATCCAACTAAAGACGGAAAGTTTAACACACAAGCTCTAACAACGTCACAGGGCGTGTATAATTATGAGTATAAGAAGGGGACTTATATTAAAATCCACTATAAATGGGTTAAACCTGCTTGTGGCGAATCTACCCTGCTAGTGACTGGTATAACTGACGACCTAGTACAGACTAATGCAGGCTTTATGACAATCTTAAATACAATCATTATTTTAACGGCTATGTCAGGTTACGTATTTATAATTTTATGGAGTCCGAAGCGTGGATAATTTACTTACTTGGATCCCCACTATAATTGGTTTTACTACTACAGTTGTAGGAGTTGTATTAACTTCACGCTCTACCGCCTTAAAAACTAGTATAGATAATTATAAGGATCTAGCCGATTCATATAAAGCTAAATTAGAAGAGCAACAGAAACGATTAGATGAAATGATTGCGAAATTAGCCGCCCTTGAAACTAGAATCAATGAAGTGGAAAAGATCCCTCTTCAACAAATCAGTAAACACCTTGGCAGTATTGATGAGTCTATGGCGGTATTGTTAACCAACCAAGTATCTGTTAGTGAAAAAATAGAAGCTATTTATACTAAACCTACTCGAAATTCCCGTACCAGAGCTAAAAAATAACAATCTGATATAATTACTCCAGATACGAAGAGCTAAATAACAGCCAGTTATCACTCGAACACTAAATGAAAGGTTCACATGAGCAAAACACAAATACCTGTTGATGTGACCAAGAACTCTTTTACAGACGAAGGTGAAGGTGTCGTTACTTTCAATCCCGCACTAGTCATTACTGACTCAACAGTGCAGCGTAATGGGACAAAGTACGATATTGACTCTCTCGATCTTTCTAAATATGCAGGACAATTGACTGCTGACCATGAAGATAAGTTACGCAACATCATTGGTCGTGTAGAAGGATTAAAAAAAGAGAATGGTAAAGTTACCGTTGACCGAATCGTCTATGCAATTAATAGCAATACATATGCTCGTATTGCCTACAACTTGCTAACTCAAGGGTTCTCAGGTGCATTCAGCATAGAAACAATAGGTGGCAGCCCAGACCCAACTGATGGAATGTACTATTCCCACGAAATGGTAGGTCTTTCACAAGTGGTTGTCCCAAACAACTACTCAGCTACTGTTAACCAAATCGTCAAAAACTCAATTGATGAGGCTCAAAAGGCAGGTTTGGAAGTTGACAAAGAAGTAGAAGAGTTAGTAACCGAGAAAGGTGAAGACATGACTGAAGAAGAAGTCAAAAACACCGAAGTAGAAACAACTGAAGTTCAGGAAGATGTAAAAGAAGAAGTAGAAACCGAAAAGGTTGAAAACGCTGAACAAGAGGAAGTTGAAACTGAAGTGGAAGCTGTTGACAATGAGGTCAGTGACAAAGTTGTTGAAGATCTCACCGAGGCAGTAAAGGAGCTTATTGCTCTAGAAAAGAAAAAATTAGAAGGCGATACTAAAGAGGCTGATAAAGGCTTGGAGGAAATCGCTAAAGAAAACTCAGCAGAAGCTGAAACAGAAAAGGAAGAAATCGAAATGACAAAAGACGAATTGCGAAAAGAGATGAACGCAGTCCTCGAAGGTTTCGTTAAGAACTTTTACGCTAAAAACGCACAAGAGCCAGCTGTAGAAGGCGAAGCTAAAGCAGGTGAGGAAGTTGCAAAGACGACCAACCAGTTCGCAGATATGGATTGGAAAGAGCGTTACCAAACACACGTTAACTCTATGTGGGAAGCCCTAAAGGGTGGTAACCTACGTGCTTTTGACCGTGTACAACAAATCAACGAAGTAAACTTGAACGCATTGAAGGAAGCTGGTATTGCTCGTAACTCAATGACAATCGCTTCAATGGGCAACTTCGTTATGCCACCAGAAATGTACAACAAGATTGTTGGTTCACAAAGTGACTACTCAAAACTTCTTGAGGCTACTGAGTGGCGTGAAACTGACTCTCTAGAGTTTGCTTGGATCCGCCGCAAGGGTTCAATCAACATGAAGAATGTTGCATTGTGCGATGACGGTAACGATGGTAACCTAAAGCCAAAGAGTGAGTACACTGCTGAGCACAAGGTTGAAAAGATGGAGGAAGTTGCAGCTGTTACACCTGTATGTACTGCCGCTACTCGATTCTTCGCTATCGACTTGCTTGAAGATGTTGCTAAACAATACCGACAAGACTACGATCGTAAACGTGCTCAATTGGTTATTGCTAAATTGCAACAAGCTGCTACCGAGGCTGGTGCCGAATTAATGTATGGTGGTAAGACAGATGCAGACGCTATGACTTCATGGCTAGATGTTATTGCTAAGATTAGCGACAGTGGTGTTGCAGGTACTCTTATCTTCAACGCACGTACATTTGCTACATTGAAGAAACACGCATTGAAGGCTGGCGTTGCTGGTCCTCTAGGTGAAATCTTTGTATCAGGTGAAGTTCCAACAATCTTTGGTACTCCATACATTGTTGTTCCAAACGATTTGATGCCTTCAATCGAAAGTACAGAGAGCGTTAAACACACACTTGGTACTGGTGAAGTTACAATCGCTTGTGCAGCATTCTACGCTGACTTAAGTGAGTTTACAGGTTACACTTCAGGTGGCTTGCAATACACAATGTCTAGCGAAGCATCTTACACAGATGGCAACAAGCAGAAGTCTGCTTACGAGCGTAACGAGCTAGTTATGCGTGGTTCGTTCTACCGCGGTGGTGCCTTCCACGATATCGCACGCGTTGCAGGTATCAAGGCTGACCAATCTACAGTATTGAACGGTTAAATACCACTAGAATAATAAATTAAGAATAGGAGATAGACGTGAAAGTTTACCAATATATTCAATTGACAGGCGAAACAGTCAAGAATGAGAATAAACTACAACTCATTCTAGATAACGTTCAGTCTAGGCTTGAAACATTGCTAGGCTACACTCTATCTCCTACGAACCTTTACACGGAAATTGGCAAGACAACGCAATGTTCTTGTACTGACGTACTTAAAACTGAAGACCTATTGCCAGCAACACCAGCACGAGGCTCTATCAAGATTTTTCCATACAATGCTAAAGATAAGAAGTGGCGGGTTGACCCATTCTATGAAGTCTATGCCGTCAAGCTAGTCAGAGTAGTGGGGAAAGGTCGAGTTGTAACTGTTAAAGACTTCGATTCTTACCTTCCAGAATATTCTACTGGTGGTATTGGAAACTATATTGCTAAATGTACAGAGGGTGGATGTGATTGCGGATGCAGTGGCTGTGTTCAGTTGGCAGTAGCCGCTGACTGGGTGGATTTTGAGGAGAAAGGTGATTCCGTTCCGAATGACTTGATATATCTACTTATAGATATGGCTAAGTTCTATGGCGACCCAACTCGAGATATTAAATCTGAGTCAGTGGATGGACACTCCTGGACTAGAGGAAATACCACACCACCAGAACACAGACCTGAAATGCAGATATTACTCAAGCGTTATGCTGGTCCATATGGTTCTGTAGTTAGGATTCCAGTGGTATGAACTGTCCGATAGATTATGTAGATGACGTTGTATTAACCTGGCAATATCGTGATGAATATGGTGATGAATCTAATGCTAACTCAATAAATCTTAAGGGGTTGCTATTTCTAGGTTCATCAGTAACATACCAGAACGATACATACACAGAAGCAATTGATGCACACCTCTACCTAGACCCAGAAACTCTTATAGCTACGGGTAGTGGATTTAATTTACAAGGTTGCTATGTAATGGTAAGAGATCTAGAAGATAGACCTCAGACGTATAAGATTACACGAGTCGAGCTAGGATTGCGAAAGCTACTAGGAGGCGAAGTCAATAACGTTCATTGTTTCTTATCGAGGATACACAGAGTATGGCAGGACGAGTTATAGACAACACCGACCTGGTAGAGTTCATGGTTAGAAATAGAGTGGCAACAACTAATAGACTTCTATTAGAGGAAGCACACGCTATTAGTCTACATAGAACTCCTATGAAAACTGGTGCATTGCGTACAATGGTTCAGAAGGTTGTAGATGGTGAAACTGGAGAGATCAGATGGAATGCTCCATACGCCATTTACCAGGAAGAGAAACAATTTCAGAATTACACAACTCCTGGCACTGGACCTCACTTCGCTGAATCTGCAGTACAGGGTGCTATGGACAAGCTTGATGAATTGTGGGAGATGACTGAGTAATGACGATTCTTGAACACGTAGCTAAGTTCCTTGAAAGGAAAGGATTCGGCACTATAGGACAAAACATCTTTCTGGTTCGTGTACCTAGCTCACTTACTACAACAGAGGAAGTGTTTTGGGTAACTGGGTCGGGAGGTTCGCAAGTTCATATGAATACGACAGGTGAGCGACAACTAGCGTATTCTGTTACAGTTAATTTTCGCTCGAGAAGTGCCAGACAAGTTGATTCTAAACTGAGTGCACTCACAGATATATTCAATTGCAGTAGCTGTGTTTCGTTACCAGGATTAGAAATCATCTCTATGCGAACAACCAACTTCAACATAAGGCAAGACTTGGACGCAGAAGAGCGTATGTATGGCTATATTCAGATACAAATAGTGGTTCAAAAGACCTGTAATTAAAAGAAAAGGAAAATAAATATGGCATTAGTAAAAGGTCCATTCACCCTCAAATGGGGTTCAAACACCTTGACAAACGTTGGTGAGATGAGCATGAACTATGACATTGAGTCTAGCGACTTTAAAACAGTTGACGGTCGTACCTTTAAGATTGAAGGTGCACACAGTGCTTCTGTCGAAGTTAAATTGCTTGAATCAGATGTTGCAGCTATCCGAACCATCTTGCCTCAGTACTATGTTGCTAAGAATGCTAAGTTGTCTACTGGTCAAACAGTAAATAACGATGCAGGAGCAATTGATATCGTGGCAGCTAAATGTGATACGGCTACGACTAATTACGATCTAGACATTATTTCATGTAATGGTCAGGTTACTCGATTAGTCAACGCTCGTACAGCATTAAGCACCAACGACTTCGAGGACAATGTTCTACGTACCGTAACTGTTACGTTTACCGCAGAGCCAAAAGCTGGTCAAGCAGCTCTTCAGTTCTTCGGCGATGGTCATTTGACTCCAGCGTAATACGCCTTAGGATAACAGGAGAAGCCCCTACACGGGGCTTTTTCTTATATACGATATAATTATAGTAATTATGAATGAATCCTCTCAAATCCCCTCGTATGGCGTTTCTTTGAATACTACTCAGGTTGTAGATGATGTAAATCTAACTACCGCTGTTCAAGAAGTCCCTCAAATCCAAACTACAGTAACTGAAAATGGACCTGAAATTGTCAGTATTGTTAATGCTCCGTTTGTCCAAGTTACTTCTGTCAATGGTAAAACAGGAGATGTAACAGTAGACGCTAAAGTAGAACAATTTAAAACTAATAAGCAATACTCTGAAGGATCTCTATGTGTTAATAGCGGTTCATTATATATTGCTAAAAGAAACTTTACTTCTGGATCAAGTTTCAATTCTAATGACTGGATCCAAGTTCAAGGTGGTGGCGGTGGTGGAGCATCTGTGCAATCTGACTGGAAGGCTTCGAATACATCTGATCCTGCTTATATTAAAAACAAGCCTACAAATCTCAAACAAATCGACAATAGCTATATTCCTTTCACTCAAGATGAAAAAAATAAGTTATCCCAAACTAAAATACTCACTCAAAGTGAGAAAGATAAACTTGCCACAACAGAGATTTTCACTTCAGTAGAGAAAAATAAACTTGCTTCTACAGAAGTACTCACTCAGAATGAGAAGAATAAGTTATCTGAAACCCAAATATTCACACCTGTTGAAAAGAATAAATTAAGCCAAACTCTTGTATTCAGTCAACAAGACAAAACTAAACTAGATAATTTGGAATCTATAAGTCCAGCAGATAAAGCTAAGTTACAACTTCTTCAAGAACCGTTTACTACAGCCGAAAAGAATAAACTCGCTCAAACACAAATCTTTACTCAACAAGAAAAGACTAAATTACAAACCCTTGAATCAATCACTGCTCAAGATAAAGCCAAATTAGCTTTGCTAGATCAACCATATACTCAGGCAGAAAAGAGTAAGTTAGCGGGTATCGAAACAGGAGCCCAAAGAAATGTACCTCAGGTACAAGCCGATTGGCAACAGAGCAACTCTTCAAGTGTTTCATATATCAAAAACAAGCCAGTGAATATTGTACAAGATTCTAACTATGTTCATACAGACAATAATTTCACTAATGAAATGAAGGATAGAGTACTACAGGAGTATATTCCGAAGGAAGACAGTAGTGTTGAACGTGGAAATATAGACTTTTCAACTATGACTATTGGCAATAACGATATGATGGGTGTCATCTATCTAGGCGGGGTAAAACACAATGTATATACAAAGAATATTAACCAAAGAGCTAATTTCGTTGGACAGCAAGTGTATAATATTGCACACGGATTGCCTGCTGGTAAGTTCAATATTCTTATGATTCAAGCTAGTGCTGCACTCGGTAGTGAAGAACAATTTATCCCGTTACCTCATGTCGAAAGTGTACATCATTTAAGGTGGGGTTACGATAATCAAAACATCTGGTTCTTACCTACATATTCCTGGGGCAATAAAGCTGTAAGGGTATTTATAATGTACGCCCTCGCTCAGTAAATGCTATAATAAATATATAATAATTAAAAGGAGGAAGAACCAGATGAGTTCAGAACGATTCAACTTTAACGATGATGTTTCAGATGCTTTTCAATTTGAAATAGCAGGTCTTGCATACGATATGCGATACCCAACTCAAGACGAAATTCGTCCATTCGTTAAGTTAGCCAAAGAATATAAAGTGGCTGAAGACCAAGGCGATGTAGAAAAAGCCGAAAAAATTAATGAGAAGATGGAAGCCTTTATTCACAGTTTCATCATTCCAGTTGGGCATGAAACACCAATCAAAGAAACGCTTAAGAAGGTGAATATTGTAGTCTTACGCCGACTTAATGAACGATTGATTAAAGAATTGGTGTCGTAAATGGCAGTAGTAACAGCAGCTCAGTCTGTGCCTTCTAGTGAGGATACTACGTTGGATAGAGATATCTGGGCTACTGTTGCATACTACTATCCGCAATACACACTTAAGGAGGCTCGCAAACTACCAGCTAGAGATATCAAACTTCTCATCAAAATAGCTAGAAAGTTAGAGGCAGAGAAAATGTTCAATCTTACTCAGATTGTAGCAGCACCGCATACTAAAAAAGGAGAGGGAGTAAAGAAATTATCAGAACATTTTAAGAGGTTAGCGAAATAATGGCAGTTACAGGTGGAATAGTTAGATGGGTTGTTGAGGCAGATTTATCTGCTTTTAATGCTGGAATGAAAGAAGCCTCATCTAAAGCTTCTGATTTGGGTAAAGAACTTTCTGGTATAGATCGAGCTACAAGAGATTCATTAGCCAATGCTACTAAAAATGCTAACAATCTCAGGTCTTCTTTCGGCGACTTAAGTGCTAGTTTTTCTAAGGTTCGTGCCGCGGGTATGGATCTATTTTCGCCTGTAGTACAAGGTGCTAATCTAGCTCTAAATAGCGTTACGGCTCTTAGTGGTGCTGTAGGATCTATGATAGCTCAACAAGCTAAATCTGGTATTCAAGGTGCTGAATTTGTCGCTAAAAATAACGCTTCCTTCATCTCTTTAACAGGGTCAATCGAAAACGCCAACAACGCAATGGCTCAAGCCTTCAAGTTCTATAAAGGCATGAATAAAGACAGTGTTGGTTCCGTCTTTTCACGTTTTCCAACCATTGAGGCAGTTAATAGCATTCTTAAATATGGAGCTTCTTTACAAGACGTTACTAAACAACTTGAATTGTTAGGTAAAGTTTCCATCGCTTCAGGACGTGGTATTGACGAACTGGCAGAGCTATATGGACGTGCTACTGCTCAGAAGAAATTCGGATTGAACGAATATGACCAATTAGTACAAGCTGTTCCTGCCCTTAACAAAGAGTTGGCTAAACAGTTAAACATTGGTACGGGTGAAGTTCGTGGATTCATAGATGGGAAGAAAATTGATACTGACAAACTTATAAAGGCTTTTGAGGCTGTTGCCGCAAACGGTGCATTAGCAATGGGTAAGTTTACTGCTACTCTTGAATATCAGAGTGGTCGTGCGAAAGGTCGCTTAGCAGATATTGGAGCCGCCCTAGTTGGCTACTCTGTTGATGCTGAAAAAGGTTTCCAGGCTTCTGAAAAAGGTATTTACCAGTCTACTGTTCGCTTAACTAAAATCTTTGCTGACACTCTTGCTGGATCAAGTGCAACAGGTCAGAAGATGCAAAAAGTTATGGGTCGTTTGGGTGAGGCTATTAGTCCATTCATTGACAAATTAGCTGATAAACTACCTGGGGCAATTAGCCGAGTACTTGACTATGTAGATAAATTAGCTGGCGGTATTGAAAGTCTTGGATCTAAAATGCTTGCTAGTGGATTCGACATTAAAGCTCTTATTCCTATCTTCGCAATTCTAGGTACCCAAATCCTTGGCTTCGTTGGTAGTATTACTGGTGGAGCAGGAGGATTGTTAGGGGCATTAGGAGGTGTTGGATCGGCTGTAGGTGGCGTTAGTGCCCCTGTAGTGGCTTTGGCATTTATCTTCACTAGAGCTATGGCTTCAAGTGATGAGTTCAGAACCGCTGTAGGCAATTTACTAGGAGCATTAGGTAGATTAGCTGGTAGTCTTGCAAGTTCTTTCGCACAATTAGCATCAAGCGATGGAGTTACTAAGGTCTTAACTGCTTTTGTCAACATTTTAACCACACTAGCGGATACTATAGCTAAATTCCCAACTCCTGTATTACAAGGAATTATGATTGCTATTGCTGGTGGAGCGGCTGTTGGAAAAATTGTAGGTCTAGGACAAGCATTGTTAGGTACTGCTTCTTCTATAAAGAAATTCGGAGATGCTTTATTCGGAATAGGAAAAACTACTGCTTCAGCGGTGAAAGGTGGCAATATACTAGCTCCTATTGAGTCAATGAGTGCTCAAATGACTAAGGGGCAGAAAATGATGATTACAATGAGATCTGGGATTATTAACCTAGTTCTTATGGCTGGAGCTATTGCCGCTCTTGGATACGCACTCAAATTCGCATATGAGTCTATGCCAGAAGACTTGGGTGGATTAGCCGCAAAGATGGGACTTATGGGTGGCGTTGTTCTAGGTATGAGTATATTAGTTGCCCTATCTAATAAAATGGGTAGCAATGCTAAAAGCCTCTTCAAGTTAGTACTTATAGCTGGAAGTATAGCCATCTTGGCAAAGAGTTTGGAATACGCAAATCAGGCTATCCCAGGAGATATCCTTGAGTTCGGCAGTAAGATTATAAACCTTGGTATAGGCGTAGGTGCAATTGCCATACTAGGTGGAATTGTTGGTAAATTAGGAAAGCATATTATTCCTGGATTGGGAGTGTTGATTCTCATTTCAGGTACATTAGCTATAGCAGCTAAGGCGATTGCTTACACGAATAGCGTAGTACCAAGTGATATCGCAAGTTTCGCTTCTAAGGTAGCTAACATGGCGATTGGGATCGGTGCTATAAGTGTGCTAGCTGGAGTTCTAGGTGCAATTATGGCTACTGGTGTTGGTGCTTTATTCCTAGGAGCTGGATTAGTGGCTCTCCTTGGTATTCTAGGTGGAATGGTAGCCGCAGCTAAGGCGATTGCTTACGTGGATTCAGCCGTAACTAGTGATGTGAATGGCGTAAAAGCTAAGGTAGATATGTTAGTTGCAGTGATAGCTCATATGGCGAAGGCTAATGTCGGTGGATTAGTTGAAAATGCAGTCAAGGCTATAAATATGGTGGCTGTCAACTCTATTGTTAATTCGTATAAAGATATAGCAATTAAACTAGCCTTAATAGCTGCAATTCCTCTTGATAAAGAGGCTATCAATAGTAAAATAACCCTGATTGGCGATACCTTAAAGCTAGTATCCGCAAGTGATGGCGACTCAATTATGAAGTTGGCTATGGAGGCGGCTAAAAACTTCGTTAAGAATATAAATGTCGGTCAGATAGGTAGCATTGTTGATTCGTATCACAATATCGCAACCAAATTAAATGAAATCCAAGGTGTAAATATTGTTCCAGAAGTAATCCAGGGAAAGATTACCTTAATTTCTGGTGTTATAAAAGACTTATCTGCTTCTGGTCCAGGTTCACCGTTAAATGGTATTGATAAGATTATATCTGCCTTTTTACAAGGTGAAATTATTAAGAATGTTAGTGGTATTGTTTCTAGGTATCACGAAATTGCAACTAAATTAAATGAAGTCCAGAGTGTTCAATTAGACGATAAAGCTATTGATGCATTACTAAACAAACTACACGGCGTAGTTAGAAAATTAACTCTTCAAGGCAGTACGGATTGGCTTCAAAATATTTCAGACAGTGCGAATACCTTCTTTAAGGCTGGAACCAGTCAAAATGTTGCTTCTATTGTAGGTACTTATGTGTCTATGATTGACAATCTTAAGAAATTATCTTTTGATTGGGCTCAGGAGGCTAAAGGTACAGAAGATAATATTAACACTATTTCTCGAATTGTTCGAACGCTTATAGATCAGAAAGGTACTGGTGGCGTATGGAACTCATTAAAGAGTTTTGCTACTGGTGGAATGATTTCTGAAGACGAAATGGGCAAGGTTCAATCTTTACTTAACAAGTTCACAGAGATTGCTAAGACCATAAATGGAATGGAATCTGTTGATCAAGGTCATAACATTGCTAAGGTAGCTGCTGTTTCTTCTATAATAAGTGAAATTGGTAAGATCCCTACTGGGTTAGCTATGGGTGAAAAGGAACTACTTGTAGGACTAGCTCAATCCATACTTAATAAGTTTTCTGGATTCGCACAAACTGTCAACTCTCTAGTTGAGATTGGTGCTGACAAATGGGACATTCTAAGAAATATCCGACACGCAGTGTGGGAAGTCTGTCAGGTAAACGCAGATGTAGGCGATATGGCGGCAAAAGAGTGGATTGTAGGTATGGCTCAGTCTATGCTTAACAAATTCGTTGGATTCAGCTGGACAGTAAACACTATAGCTCCTGTTCAAGACGGAATGTTAGACAACTTACGAAATGTTCGTCACGCCGTATGGGAAGTCTGTCAAATCAATCAAGATGTAGGGGACTTATCTAACAAAGAGTGGATCATCGGAATGGGTCAATCTATGCTTAACAAGTTGATTGAGTTCGCATGGGCATTAACTGGTCTACCTCAAGTAAATCCAGCTGTTCAAGCCTCTATAGCAACTTTACAAGCAACCCTATCTCAAGTAATTGGTGGAGTTATTGGTACCCTTGCTGGACAAATCGGAAATGCATATGATGCAGGTGCTCAATTAGCCGCAAAAATAGGACAAGGTATTCTATCTCAACAAGGAACCGTTCAGAGTGCTGGATGGGGAATCCAAAGTGCCTTGTGGCAATCTATCCAATCTAAGTTCCCTGACCATTATTGGCAAGGAGTTGCCCTTGTAGGTGAGTTAATAAATGGCTTCAAATCTCGAACAGGTGAAGTCTGGGGTGTAGGTAACAATGTCGGCAACAAGTTTAAAGAAGGCGTAACGGCTGTTGGTGGTTATTGGCAAGCAGGAAATAACGCTATTTCAGGGTTCATTAATGGAGTAGAAAGTAGAAATGTTTACTCAGTTGGTTGGTGGGTTGCTGAGAAATTCCTACGGGGTCTTAAAGATCGAGCACAACAACACTCACCTTGGAAAACTACTATAGAAAGTGGTCGTTTTGCAGCTCAAGGTTTGGCTAAAGGTGTTCAACAAAGTCAATCCCAAGTGGTTAATGCGGCTACTTCATTAGTGGATCAAGTGGTAGATATTCTTTCGATGGATGATATTACAATGTCGCCATCATTAGACGTATCAAGCAACTTAGCACCAGATATGTACAACGACAATACAGGCGTATATGGTAATCCACAACAAGGCAGAAAGAGTGTGGTCATTAACCAAACAAACAATAACTATACTCAATACTCAGTGGATCAGATGGTTCGTGACTTGAAATGGGAATTAGGGAAGGCTTAGGTATAATAGAAGTATATGCGATTTAAGATTGGTAACGATATAATACTCGGAGGTGATTCAGCTTATAAGTTAGTATCGCCTATTTCAGGCTTGTCTGCTCCTGCTATTAGAACGGCAGATGGAGTTTATGCTGGTGTTGATGGTGGATATGTTTCATCTCAATTATATGGTTTTAGAACTATTACCCTAAGTGGCTTTTATAAAGGTGAGAGTTGTCAAGAGGCTGATGATTTAAGATTGGGATTGATGAATAAGTTACATATTCGTCAAAATTACCCTATTATGATCAGCACTTTTTCGGGCAGGAATTACTATACAGAGGGATTTATTGCTGATGTTAAATCAGATATCACAATGCCTACTGCTGGAGAGTTTCAAATTACCCTTATCTGCCCTGATCCTATAATTTACGATGGTGGAGATGGAACTTCTCCTCAATCATCACTCTTACAACAAGTATTTTACAAGGAAAAACCTGGTGGCTTTACCATTCCGTCAGATATGCCTGTACAATGGGTTTCGGGACAAGTGGCTACAAGTATTATGAATACTGGATCGGTTGAAGTTTATCCTCTTATTATTCTTAAGGGTACTTATACTAATCCAAAGATTACCAACATTGTAACCAATGAAAATATAAAAATGAATCTGACAATTTCTGGCGATTCAGAGTTGCGTATTGATATGAAAAAACGTATAATAACTCTTAATGGAGTTAGTGTAGCCTCATCACGAGCCTTAGATTCTACATGGTGGTCGTTGAAAAGAGGTGAAAATAGAATTGTACTAGAAACTAATAAACAAACAGACACAGACTTCGGAACTATCATTTGGCGTAATGGTTTTGAAGGCATTTAAGGAGGAGTATGCAAGAGCCATCAGACCTTAAAATTACACAACTAGACATTGAAGTTTATGACTGGAAAACAGGTGCTTATGTTGCCGATTTCTCTCATATTCTTTCCAGTGGACTAAGAGTTACGTGGAAATTGAATGATGTTGATGAGTTTGATTTCGGACTAGACTATGAACAGTTCAAACGTAAATGTAAAGAAATGGGAGTACCCGCTGATGAAGTTTTATCACCAGGTGTTCACGATGTCAGGGTTCGTTATAACGGAAAATACATTATCGGTGGTTATGTTGCTCAGATAGATATTAATTTAAATAAAGAGAGTAACAATACTCTTCAAGTTAGATGTCTAGGATTCTTAAATCTATTTAAAGGCAGAATTACAAATGCTCAATATTCTCGAAAAACCTACGCACAAATAGCCCGCTCTCTAGTTGTGGATTCTCAACAAGCTCAACCTATAAACAAGACATCTGTACCTGCTGTAAATACAAATGGCTGGGTATTCGCATACGGATTGAAAAATGAGGGAGATGGGGCTGTTTATCGAGATGATATTAAGAAAGCTGCTTTTGTAGCAACTCCTATTCCTAAGGGATGGGGTTCATTAGCTGTTAAATTAAATATACCCGCAGGTACTAAGGTAGATATTTCGTGGAGGCAACTCATACCTCCTAGCTATCAAAATGCAAAAATAATCGAGCGTTCTCAGGTAGGTATTTCTAGCGACCAAGTTATCTTAAGAGAGTTTGCAAGGAGCGACTTCGATAATACATGGCACGAATATAAGATTACAAACTATTCAATGATCAATGACAATGGCTGGTTAATGATAGAAGGTAATGATCCTACTCGCAGACCGATACATGTAACAGATTTCAGAGTTACATATTCTTTTGATGACGATTCCTTATATAATTTACGAGTTCCGCTAGGTGTAGATTCAGCTTCTTCAACACAACTAGATAACCGCCAACGAGGTTATGAACTTCAAGATGTTAAAGAGGGTATTGTTAACCTGACCAAGCTTGAAAATGACAACTTCGACTTCTCTTTCACGCCTGATAGGCAATTTAATGTATTCGATAAAAAAGGTCAAGATAAATCTCAAGATATCCATATTTCGTACCCATTCAATTTAGAAGGTGGAACTATTACGCGAGATATCAGTGATATGGTTAACTATTCTTATACTATCGGATCTGGTATTGGTGATGAAAGGTTAGAGGCAATAACTCATGACAAAGAATCTCGTAAAAAATACGGAACTATTGTTAAGACTAAAACTTTGAATGATGTTAAATTATCCACAACTCTATACCAACACTCCCGCGGAGAAGTTGAATTAGGAAGAATGCCAACAGATATTCCATCCCTTACCGTAGGAGATGGCTCTATAAATCCTACCACTATCGAAACTGGAGATATCATTTCTGTAGAGATGGAAAATGATAATTATCTGGATAGCATTACAGACAAGTACCGAATCACTGGCATGTCTTGGAATATTACAAATGATATGGCAGAAACAATGACCCTGACGCTTAAACGAGCTTCTATTCCACGCAAGAAACCAATCTATATTAGATATATAAAAGATATCATCAACGGTAGTAATGTAAACTCAGGAAATCACTGGGTTCAGATTCAAGCCATCGAAATGCAAGACAGCAAGCCGATAAACCGAGCTTTCAGGGCTAATGTAACTAGTTATCCTGAAGGTATTCATTTCCCTGAAAAAATTACCAATGGAAACCTAGCAACCGCTGACTATGCTTATCTTGACAATACTAAAGTGAGTGTAACTGTAGATCTAGGAAAACCATATCCTATCGATTATGTGAAAGTCTGGCACTATTATGGTGATGGAAGAAGGTATTATACAGATGGAGTATCGGCAGGACTTGAAAATAAACCTGCATATGAACCACTAGAATATCAATTGTGGAGCAACTATATGTACCCAGAGCAGGCTAGAGGTCGTATTTCAGGCTGGGTTCAGCTGGAGGACATGTAGTGGATTTCGCAAGCAGATTAACTAATCTTGAACGCCAATTCATGCAGATGAAAAGTAACCAGTATTATAAGCTTGGTGAGGCTAAGGTTTTCCGATTCAGATCACAAAGAATGAATGCTACTAAGTATAGCTCTTATCTAATACCTGAATCTTGGGAAATACATTTCTCTTATAAGTTCACGCCGATGAATAAAAATAACACCTTTATGTACGCAGTTTTGCATGTCTATGATAAAAATGGAAATGAAGCGTCTTCCTCTAGCGTAAGAAAAACGTTGTCAGGTTTTGGGTACTCTCTTTCTAATTACAAAATAGAAAATGACACACTAACTATTGGTTCTGACAACTATAGGTTATCGAGCGTTCGGACCGAACCAGACATCAGTGATAAATCCTTATTGCCGTTCTCTGTTGAATTGGAAATAGTTAGCTTTTCAGATGGGGCATTTCAGGTAGAACAATTATGATGGATAGAGTGAATCGTTTAGAAGAACAGATGTTGCAATATCAGGCTAGCAACGCTTTTGGTTCAGGTATGGTTAAGGTTATTGAATCTCAAATATCGCTATCTGAATGGGATAAACAAGTTACTATCGATACACCTGAACAAGTACCAGGCTCTTGGATATATCCAGCAACGCTGCAATTAGATTTCGTTGGTACTGGTGGAATAAAACCGCCATACATGATAATGATTGATGTAGAAATCAATGGAAAAGACATCACAAACTATCCTTGGCATGGCGATGTTGCATTTGACTATGATAAAGAGATGGCTATTGCAGGCATAGAGCCTCCAGCCGTCGCTTGGATACCTGAATTAGGTGAAAACCATCTAGAATTCTTTACTATTGCAGCTTCTCATTTTATACAACCGCCAACAGCTAAATATAAGCTAAGGCTTTATTCGACACATGAATGCACTATAACTATAATTAACGAGAAGAAAGGAGGTTTGTATTATTAATGAACTTAGAACAACGTATAACATTATTAGAGAATAATTTGATACAAATGAGTACATCACAAACGGCGGGTACAGACTCTCTTAAGTTCTATAGATACGAATTATATGTACCACACACTGGAGATGTAACCGAAACTCAGAAAATTCTGTTGTGTTTCGTTACAACGTCAGAAGACATGCCGTTGGTTATGTTACACGAGAGCCCGAATAGCTGGGGAGCAAGATATACGATCCACCCTAGTGCGGGATCGACCAAAAACACAAAGAAATATTATGTTGAACAAACCCAGAATACAACATATATCCTATTATCAACACAGCCAGGCTCATTCTATCAAGCGTGATAAAATAGAATTATATGACAACATTTGTATCTAACCGCGATTCAGGCGGAAAAACTAATGAAGACGGGCATTTCCGAATACTCTCCGAAATTCTAGGAGGAGAGATTATTCGTGGATTTGAAGTAACTGCCCGAACATCACCATCTATGGTGTTAAATATATCTGAAGGAGCCGCTATGATTCCTTTCAGTACTTATTCGTATGGTGTATGGTCAGACTCTGTTGAAGAAATAATTATTCCAGGTGCGGATAGCGTTAACAATCGTATTGATTGTGTAGTTGCTTATGTCGATCGAGCTATGAATTTTACTTCTGGGCATATCAATAATCCAGGTGGTCTTAAATTTAAGGTTGTTAAAGGTACTCCAACATCTACCCCAGTACCAGCAACACCAAGTCAAATACAAGCAAGTATCGGTGCAGGTAACCCCTATATTGTACTAGCTAATGTGACGGTAAATCGAGGAGTGAGTGCTATTCCAGCTTCCTCTATTGACAATGGAGTTAAGAAACCTGCTAAATTATCTGACAATATTGCATCTGCTGGATTTTTAACCTCTCGAGATAGTAAGATTGAGTTTGACCTTATTGAAGAGGGTGATTCTCTACCTAGTGCGAAACCAGGCAAAACTCTAATAGTATTCATTGCGGGAAGGAGTTAATTCGTGGCGGCAAGGGGCTGGCAATGCGTATTCGGTGACGTACCTGAATGCTGGGTTCAGGCTTTTGATGATGTAATTAGGCGAGAAGGTAACACTGTTTACTATCAGTTTAATGTTGCCGCTAGAACAGGAAATACATACGGGCAAGGCTACTGGGATTATCCTTGGATGGTCGACTTAAGTGTTGACAATAAAAATCTATCTACTAACAGGCTAATAAAGCCCTATACTGGTTGGCGAAGAATTATTCGTGGTCAAGAACATTGGATGCATTTACACTCAGGCTATTACACTGGCTCAGTGCAAGTACATAGTCTAGCAACCACAATCCGTCTGTATATATTTTTCCACGACACAATGGGACATACAGGTGCAGCTGAATACTGGATCCCAATTCCTCGAGCCTCAGCTCCATATAATCTAGCTATAGGTGAATTAAAAATCAAGACCACTTCTGCTCAAATAACCGCCTCGTGTATGAATACTAGCGAATATAGTAAGGTGGTCAAATGGGAATTGGATTATGGTGAATCTCCATCATATGGCAAGAATCTTCATATTGATACTAAAGACAGTAAAGCTACATTTGATCTGTCAGGACTTAAGACTGGTACCCGCTATTACTATAGAGCTAGGGTTACAACCGACATTGGTCTATCTTCCGAAATAACAGGTTCATTTATGACAGAGGATGTTACTTATGCACAAAGAGTGGTAGAAGGTAAGCCAGTTACTAAGGTAAGAGCAGTAGCTATCTATCCAGATGGGTCAACTAAACGAATTGAAGGGATCAAGGTAATCAAATGACAGCAAGAGCATATGCCGTAGATTTAATTCAATCTATCGGTGAAAAGGCAGGACTAACTTCTCACTTAGAGGAGCATTTAATCGATGGAATGGATGTTTCTCAATTACTTGTAGAGGTTCTTAATTTAAGGCGAAAACAAATGAAGGACTTAATGGCTTTATCAGACAATCCGAACCCGAAATACTGGTGCGACTTCAAGCATGCAGTAAAAGCCTTTACTCTTGATACTGAGGTTTATGAAGCCGATCAAAATGAAACTAATCTTGAAAATATGAAACACTCGGCAGACATTTTAGCTGGAGTTACGAGTTTATTCCTTGGTATGGAATTTGCTAGTTGTGCTAGATGTCTATACGATCAACTTTTAATTGACATTAAGAAGAAAGAAAAGGAGGAGAAAAATGGATAGAATTAACGAATGGATTAACAATGCTCCAGGACGACGAATCGATGTCGATGGAAGCTACGGGCTCCAATGTTTAACTAAAGAGTCTTATATTGTCAGGGGTGATGGAAGTCAGATTAGTGTGGCAAATATCACTGAGGGCGAACAGGTTATTTCGTCTAGCGGTGGTATAAACACCGTTGTCAGTAATAAACCAATCTTGACATCTGTATACAGAGTTAAAACAGATACAGGTATTTTTAAGGCATCTGCTGAGCATCTTTTTCAAATGAAAGATGGTACATTCAAAGAGGCTAAAAAGATACAGGTAGGTGATGAGATACGCTTATTCAACTTAAAATCTCCTCAAACACTCGACCTCACTGACGACGAGTTGCGTTTTCTAGGCTTTTGGCTAGGTGACGGCACTAAAAATTACAGATGGAAAGGTTCAAAAATCCCAGCAGTGTTTGTAACTGTTGGATCTGACAGGAAACGCCAATTCCTAGATAGCCTTAATGTGGAACTAAATATGTATAGTCATTCCGATAAGAAGGCATCACAATATCACGTAGTCAACAAACAACACCCTCAATTGGTAAAGTTTATTCACGAATTACAAGGTAAAGAACTACCTATTAATATTGCGGCAAACCAGACGCAGCTTATATTGGACGGATATCTACAGGCTGATGCTTATGAGAAGCGACCTGGTGTTTATATAGCTACATCTACGAATCGCTGTCTAGCATTGACTATGCAACAAGCTGCCATTGCCTGTGGGTATAAAACCTCTATTTCTGAACATAGGGAGCGGTCTGCTACAAACTTATGTGAACACCCAAGTGATATCACAACCCTGTATATCAATAAAAATAAACAGCCGTCTGGAGTGGTGAAGACTGTCGAATTACTCGATGAGCAGGAAACCGTATATTTACTAGAACTTGATGGAGATAAAACATATGTGGCAGACAACCACTGTCACCATAACTGTAAAGATGTCATTGATGACTATTGTCTATGGCTATTCAATGACTGGGTAAACACAATTCGTCCTGCTAATGCTAAAGAGGCTTTTGCTAACTCTAATGAAGAGTATTTCGAAAAGATAGTTAACAATCCGAATGATCCAAATCTAATTCCACAAAGAGGCGACATTATTATCTGGGGTGCAATGAGTGGAAATCCTTATGGACATATCGCAGTTGTCGCAGGAGCAGACGCTAATGGAGTTGATGTTATTGAACAAGATGGATTCTTGCAAGTTCCAGCTCGACTATATCGCCGTCCATACGTCCTAGCTGGTGGAGCAGTTATCGGTTGGTTGCGACCACGACCTGAGAAAATTATCGGCTATACACCTGAACCAATATCTGGCACGGCTAGAAAAACTAGTAGTGCTGTAAATGCTCGTGATGATTCTAATACGTCTAGTAATATTTTTCAGGAAATCGATCCAAACCAAGTAGTGGATATGAAGGGTTATGTTACCGATGGCGAATCTGTCAATGGAGATACAGTCTGGTACGTAACTGCTCGAAGTGGTAAGTATATGAGCCGTCAATTGTTCGAGGATAAGGACTTACATGACTTGCCAGACCTCACGCCTAAGGACAATATTCAGGGATATCAGCGTAAAGCAGTGGAAAGTGGAGTTCGTGCCAGAAAAGCCCCTAATACATCAAGTGATGTAGCCCAAATTATAAATGGAAACACAATTATCGACATGAAAGCTTGGTGTCGTGGTGAAAGTATTGAAAATAATGACGTTTGGTTCATATCCAAGGAAAACGAACTCTATTTATGGAGCGGTGCATTCACTGATACAGGTACACATGACCTTCCAGAGCTAAGTATGGATACTCCTAAACCCCAAGCTACACCAGAAATAGACTATAGTAAGCAAATAATCGACATTTCTAATTATCAGAATGAAAAAGTTGTAGATATCTTCTCTAAAATAGGTGGAGTAATCGTGAAAACTGGCTGGGTTGGCGAGAAATTCGGTGGAAATGAGTTCAAATTAGACCCACGTGCTAAATTATTCACAGATAAAGCTCGTGAAGCTGGTAAATTACTTGGATTTTACTGGTTACCATACTTTTCAACTAGAGAAGAGGCAGAACAGAACGCTAATTACTTTGTAAAGTGCATTGAAACTCTAGGAAATCAGGCTGGTGAATTGTTATTCATTGATCTTGAACCAGACTTTGAGGGTACAGCCGAACAAATTAGCGTATTTAGTAACATTGTTTTGCAGAAAACAGGTAAACAGGTCTTTACTTATGCAGGTGAAAGCATTATTAAGAAATTAGGCTTATCACGAGTGGATTGGTATCCAAACTATGGAAATCCAGGTAATTACGCACACGGCTCATTCATTCATCAATATTCAGAATCAGGTACAATACCTGGCTATGATGGTAAATTGGATATGAATGTTACAAACAAATCAATAGAAGAGATCCGAAGCTTGGCAAAAATAACTACCGTGAATAAACAAGACGATAAGCCAATTAACAACTTAAATGAAACACAAGGAGAAAAGAAAGTGGCAACCCCTATCTATACTAAAGACGACATTAAAGCTATTGAAGAGATGAACCGACAAGCTCTCGATCTAGCTAAAGATGTTTCTGAGTCAAATGAAGTACAAGAGATTGTAAAAGGAATCGGTAAACGCACTAAACTGACAATCTACTTTATCGGCGACGGATTGATTGGTGCAGGAATTATTATTCCTCAATTAGCTGTAGCTTTACAATTGGGTACACTAGAACAAGTGTCAGCATTGGCAGGCGTTTGTGCCGCTGCTGGTGCATTTCTTCTAACTATGTTTGGTATTTATAAAGACACTAAATAGAAGTTTGATAATATAGGAAAGTAGGCGAATAGCCTACCTTTGCCCCTCCTTTCGGAATAGCCCCTTTAATAGGGGTTATTCTTTATATGAAAAGATAGACCCCACGAATGAGGTCTATCAGAAAGGACAGAAGTAGTTTGAATAAACTACATATCTATTATACAGGAAAACTTGATTTATGTCTAGAGGGTAGTATTATAGAAGTATGAAAGAGAATCTTCACCATATTCTATATCAACGGAAAAAATGGCAAGATACGCCAGAGGGAGCTTGTTTAAGAGAAACTAATGGACTAGTAGTGCCGATGGATATTCAAATCCACCAAGAACTTCACAATGAGTTATGGGAAGGTGTTCCATTGTTGGGAAGTACGGCTATTAGACAAGTAATGACCGAAATGAACCATTCTACTAAATATCTAGATGTGATAGATAATGTTATGTGCCTCATTGATAAAACTAGAGATCCACTAGCTGATCTAGCTTTATGTGCTATTGAAAATCAATTACCATTCATTAAAGAGGGAATTACTCGCCAGAGAATACCTAACAAACGCCGTAGACGCTCTAATTACAGAGTTTTATCTACATTGGTATAATTTATCAACTATTGCACTAAAGTCGCTTAGAAACGCTTAGAAAAGGAAATAGACCCATATTACAGGGTCTATTGTTATATTTATGTTGAATTAATACCAGTTGTTACTCGTCCAGAAGCTGTATGCTCCAGCGTAACTACCGTATCGACTCTTCACGTAAGAGTGTTGCCATTTAAGCTGATCTACAGGGTTAGAAGAGTAACATAATGAATCTGCTGGCTTGTTAAGACATTGTGCTAATCCGAATGCTCCACTGCTTGCGTTTCGGGCTTGTGGGTTCCAGCTAGATTCTTTGGTTACGATGTAATCTACGTACGCCCAATCACTTTCTGGGATTCCTGCCTGTGCCATCAATTGTTGCTTATTTCCACTAACATTTCTTGATGGAGCTGCTGCTGAAGCCGTTTTCGATACGGTAGCGGCTTGTGCTAGCTTTTGTTTAGCCTCAGCCTTAGCTTGAAGTTTAGATTCTAATTCTAGTTTTTGCTTTTCTAATTCTTCAATCTTCTTTTGAGATTCAGCATTACTATTCTTCGAATTATCTAATTCTTTAGTTGTTTTATCTAAGTCTTGATTGATCTTATTTAAATTGTTGTTAAGTTTCTTGAGTTCACCATCTTTTGTCTTAATTTGTGCATGTTGAAACTCAATTCGACCGTTTTGTTCTTTGTTATTTTGAAATGCCCAGGTGCCGACTGCTAATAAACTAATTACTAGCAAGCCAATTATCATTTTTTCCATGAAATGTGGCTTCTGTGGAGTTTTGGTTAATTTACTCATAACAAGTGCTTCCCCTTAAACCAAAGATTAGAGTTAGCTATTTTTTCCTTTCGCTGCAAAAGCGGTTACTATTAGATAAAGTGTAAAGGCAATTTGTGGCAAGATAAGAATCTTTGGTAACTTACCGTCCAACCCATTCCAAATTGTATAGGCTGACCACGACATCGAACAAACGATGAGTGCCATTACAATAGCCATTATACCATCTATAAGACGCTTAAAGCTAAAGTTTGTATTCTTGGAGTTTTCTAATTTACTCATTTTTTAATATGTCCTTTCTTTTTATAAGCTAGCTCTTTTCTAACTTATATATCCATTATATATCAAAAATGATAAAAAGTCAATAGTTTTTATGCTTTTTCTTCACAATTCTTAGGTTTTACCTTATTCCAATAGAAATCGGACACTTCATCTCCTGATGGATTTCTGCGGAAAAAGAAGATTAAATGCTTATCTTCCTCGCTTAATCCTAGGCTAGTATTTAATGCTACTGCCTTATTTGTTAGGTTTTTGGTCATACCCACTAAGCGGAATGAGTCTTTCTTTATTTGTCGGTAGTCGGATACTATCTTTTCGTAAATAGGCTTGACTTGAGGTAGAAATTCATCTGGAATATTCATATCTACCAAGGTTTCACCATTTTTTAACCGTTCCCATATGTTCTTAGGAGTAATGTTCGAGATAAATCTATGTCGCTCTATAAATTCTTGAGTTTTGATCTTAACTCTAGCTCGAGTTTCAATGTCGCATAATACAACTCCTTCGATACCAGATTTCTCTAGATATTTTCTAGCTCGTGTTGGGGTAAAACTTTCAACAGGGGTAAGAAATGCGGGTAATTTAACTGAGGTAGGGAATAATTCACTTCCATCATTAAATCTTACTGCCCAACATTTTAATTTCGGAACATTTCCATGTCTAGTAACAATAATACTTTCATCTCCAGGAAAATCCATTAACAATTCACAACAGAAGAGAATATCCTCTACCAGTTTATCCTCTCCAAGACTATCTAATACTAATTTATAAGCAGTCTGGGCATACTTACTTTCAAATGAACCTTTAGATGTAACTATTAATCCATATTCGTGGTCATTGATAATCTGAATCATATAACCATCTTCTTTAGCCGTGATATAACAATCCTCAAAAGCTACATTTTCTGCATCAGGTTGTCCTGCATTGAAAAACTTTGGAACGCAATTTATAACTATTCGTCCTGAATCATCTAAGACTAACCCTCTTGCCATACGAGTTTCTGGGATCCAATTTCTTTCAACCTCAGTTTTCTGTGTATATGTATAAATACTCAATGGTAATTGTGGATGTCTTTGAACACGAATATATCCATCTTTAACTAACTTGTTGAGTTGTTTCTGTAGTTTAGTCTTTACCATAAACTATTCACCTTTAATGAAAATCTCATTTCTTATCTTCATTCTTACCTAATTCAGATAAAATAGCACATACTCCGAGAGTAATTATAATTAATGCAATAACTATTATACCCTTAAAGAAACTCTCATTAGTTATTGTTAAATAAGCGATAGCTCCAAAGAATAGAAATAATAGTAAATTTCTAATAATTTTCATAATTGACCTCCATATGATTCTCTTCTATAGTTATTAGATTGATCCTTTTCAATTAAGTTAGCCAACTTGCGTGCTGAGGCAAACTTATTCTCATATCTATCAACAATTGATTTAGCTCTCTGAACTTGGTATTTCCATTCAATCTCAATCCTCACTACTCGCATATACTCTTCATTCTGAACAACCCAAGCTTCTTGTTCCTTTTGATTATTTAATCCTAGAATATCTTTACGTTTAGTGCATTGACCCCACAATTTAGCTATCTGGCGTTTAGAATCATCTTTTGCGTAATCGTAGGCTCGTTGTATTTTAGATAGTAGTAAATTAGCGTCAGCAATTAAATCAGGTAAAGTGCTTAATTCGCGTTGAATGTCTTGTTCACTCATGTAAGAAACTTGTCCGTACTCTTTAAGCTCCTCAGCTATTTTACCTAGAGATTCATCGACTTTGACAATATATTTCTCAAGTCGTTCAATACGTTCTTTCTCTTCTTGTGTTTGGAATATTTCCTGTCCTATCACTTTACCCCTCCATATTTATATATTTATTATACAAAAATAGAGGCTATTTTTCAACCTTTCTTTCTAACTGGTAAATAATTGTTACCAACAGAAGTAATACCGCGGCTCTGAATAAAGTATAGGAATTGCTGACAAGAAACACCAATCCTACAACGCCCACCAACACTATGAAATCTATACCCTTATCTTTCATTTTCATACACCCCTAATTTCTTTATTCTTCGTTAAGACGATTCTGATACTTATTCTTCAAATCTAATAGCATTGTTTCCAACTGGTTTAATTCTTCAAGTTCTCGATCGAAGGTGTCAAGATTATGTATCGCTGACGAAGTAATTGCATTCAAGAGAACATTAATTGCTCTGAGTTGTACAAGGCTAGTCTGATAGAAAAATGCCTTGTCATTTCGCTTAATATTCATTGGCGTTTCTCCTTTCGCACCTTAATTATTATCTTCAGTGTTATTTTCTTTTGCGATCCGTTCAAGCTCTCGCCTTAACAAATACTCCGCTGTCCACGTTGTAGACGCGTGCATCTCTTTTGCAAGCACTTCAATTTCATTAACTATACTTTCTTCAATTCGCATTAACCTTGTCAATTTTCTCATATAATCCTCCTTCTGCCCGATTTACGCCTCGGGCGGGGCAGGTATTTATTAAAATTATCGACCTAGTATTATATCGATTTGCTTGTCGTGGTTTCCATCGAATAAGGTCAAAACTCGATCGCCGTCAGCCCAATACTTATAGGCTTTTATATTCTTAAATTGTTTGTGTAAATATTCTTTTAATAGATTGACTGTTTGGTGATAGAATCGTGAATAACAAGCTTGCTCTTCTTCACCTTTATATTCTTGCTTACCTAATTCTTTAAGTAAATGAACCTGTTGCTTTAATTGACGTTCATAAATAATCATTACAATATTTCCTTTAATTATTTAGCCTTCAATTATTTTTTTAATTTCATTGTATTTTTTACGAGCCTCAGCAGCTGTTTTAAATTCCAACCAGCCATTACCCTTACGTTCCCAGTAACGAATAATGTCACCGTCATCTAGTTGCCACCTTACGTTGTATAGACCTGTGCTAGCTTCTCGCCATAAAAATGCGTGCTGATATTCATTCTTTGTACCTTGTAGTTTCATATTATTTACTTTGCCCTTTCTTTAATATGATATTGTGGTTAGATATTGTTGCTATACCGCTTCTTATCTAACTATCTATATTATATATAAAGTGTATACAAATTGCAATACTTTTTCCAATAAAAATGGTGTAAAATTTACAATAAAAATATTGCCGTTTTCCTGTTAAAGAATAGCGACAATTATAGTGATTTAGTTATTTAATCGATATTAATTATTTGATGTATTTATCTTTCGAACAGGTTAAGTATGTAATTTTATGATACTCTGGTTCGGCTAGGCTAATGATTTCACCTAGACATATAAAATAGACAAGTCCATTTGGAGCTACTCGTATTCGTCTAATGCCGTGTGTACCCAGACCTAGGTTCCATTGAATATAATCCCAACCGAATAATTTATGCCATAACCTCCACATAAGAACTCCTTTCTATTGTTAATTAAGATAAATCTTTATTGTAAATCATTTACATTTGTTTCGTGGATATTACCTATTACTTCGCAAGTTTTTTCTGGATTGAAATCACTCAAGAATAGGTACATAACAATTTTTCCTCTTTCATGAACCTCAGCCATAAATGCACCTTGTTTGAAAATAATCTTACCTGCCCAGCCAATCGAGTTTTTACTTAGTGGCTTCTGAAAGATGATATCATTCTCATAAATAGCTTTATCATTCTTGTCCTTCAGCCCTGTCCATTGTTCGACAATATTCTCACCACCTAGTATGTCGGAAACCTGTTTATAGAGATTAGGCTTAGATAGAATAGGTACGAATAGAAGCTCTCCATTCGGCGACATATACACGAAGTTATTTGAAATATATTCTTTTGACGAATTATTCCAGACTCTGAACTTAATTTCCCTCATTAGATTAGACTTCCTTTCCATTCTTATAACACTTGAGGTAGCCCCACTCGCCACCAAGCGATTTACAACGAGCTTCGATGTTCCTACCGCGTTCAGTATCTTGCAACATCAAAGAAATAACCAGAGAACCCACAGCAATTGTTAAAATCATCATTATGAAAACGGCTACATTGCTCCAGTCAATATTAAACTTCGTTTTCTTCATAGATATCTCCCGTCACTATAATGTTTTCCACTCTTTATATATTCAACAATCTTGCCTAGGATTTCTTCTAGGTTATCATCAGTAACTTGCACGTAATCAGTATAGTCCACATCTTCATCGTCTGTCATAGAAAATCTAGCCCAGTATTCAATTTTTCCATCAAGCATAACATTCAACGAGATGAAAAAATGAGGATTATTATATTTTTTAGTTTTAAGGTGTTCTTCTATAAAAGCTAAGTCTTTCATTTCTTATGCTCCTCCTCATATCTTTTGATAAAATTGTCTATCTCTTCACATACAACACCGTTCGGAGCCTCCTCTTTAATACGTTTGAAGACTTCGTACTGTCTTGGAATTGCCTCACTCAAATATTTCACTTCTCCATACAGTCTTACGATTTCCAGAATACGTTCACTGATATTACCATTCACACACCTCTTAGTTTCATCGTAATTATACGGATCCATATATAAAGACGCGACACTAGGTTCGACAGGATTTATATCTTTCAGGACACTTTCTAACGAGCCCTTTTCCAAGATTTCTTCAAGCAGTTCATTTTGTTTTTCAATTGATTTTCGTATCGACTCAAACATTATTTCCTCTCCAACGACTCCTCATACTCGCTAATCAAATCCATAATACTTTCGACAGAATCGCTCTTTATGCAACTGGCTTCTTTGTAAAAATCCTCTGGGTCAACTTGTTTATGCTCGTACATCAGGGTTAAATCGCTAATCTTATAAGATAGATTGTCTACAACAAACTTGATACGAGCCATTAAATCTTCGTCTGTCATTATTTCTCCTCCACTAATTCAGAGTCTTCGTGAATATTGCCGACGACCTCTAGGTTTGCTAGTTCAAAGAGAGGCTCAGCCACGCCTGCACATTCGCCTACAAATCCACCATCAGAGAACTTAACCATCCAGTATTCGATAGGTTCGCCAGTGTCGTCTATGAGAATATCGCCTTCGTAGATTTCTGTACCGTTCTTATCCTTTAATCCTGTGAATTGCTCAATAACAATCTCGTCTGCCTCAACAATTCTTCGGTCATAAAAAGGCTCCTCTATAAGAACGGCTGTATAAACTCCATTCCCATCAAATCGTAATGATTCAACCTGACACATTTGTTTATATGGCTTGTACCAAGCCCTAAGTTTTAGTTCACGCATTATAATATGTCCTTCGCCTCAATAACCTCTATATCACTGATATCGTCATCAAACAATTCTAATGCTTCCCAGACGGTATAATCCTGAATCTCGTCGAAATCGATGCTTGCGACATTTGGTTCCTCTTTAATATATTTATCAGCGGCTTCCTCTGCCTCTTTATAACTATCAGCTTCAACAAAGATGCTTCCTTTAACGGTTTGTAGAATATCGACTTTATAAATCATTGCCATTTCCTTTCTCTAGTAATTTAATTGACATTCGTTATTCAATTACCAATCACAAAATAGCTCCTGTCCTTTTCTTTGATTTGGTCGTTTCGGTATAATTTCATCGATATCATCTCTAATTATTAAATCTACTCCAGATGAATAGTAGCCGTTCTGCTCGCTACGTGCTTGAACCCATTTCGGAATACCGTGTATGTCTTTAATGCTAAATCCGTCATCTCCAATTTTTATGGCTTCTGCAAACTCTTTAGCGGTCATTGTCGGTAGCTCAGTTCCTACAGGTAACTGCTCCTCGAAATCAAGATAGTTAATTTCGCAACAACTCTGGCGGTGGTCGCTCTCGAGTATAAGACCGCTGTCAAACTTTAAGTATCCCTCTTCAGATTCTATTACTTTCATACTCTCTCCTTTAATTGACATTTACTATTTCATTTTCACAATCAGATTAGCCACATTGCCGAGTCTGGTTTTGTGTATATCGTCTATAGCGATTACTTTACGGGTACTACATAATTCTTGATATTGACTTTTAGAATAGGTTCTCCATACATATTTCTCAAGCTGTAGTCGTTCAACCCATTGTTGTGCATACTCTTGACCACCAGCACTCCAAACAACCACCTTTACGTTTTTGAATATACGGGAGCAAAGAATAAGAAACTCTACTACTTGAGTATTTGCGGCATCAAATGGATAAACTTGACCATGAAGTCGTCGTTCTTGTATAACATTTTCATTGATATTACTAATCAAAGTTCCATCAACGTCAAAAGCTATAATAAAGTTCTCCATTTTATCACCCGCGGGTAAACTATTCATAATCTTCCTTACTTGTTTGATCAAAACCCTCCTGTAACATTTCGCGAAGGTCGGTTCCGCCGTCATAAAATTGCGTTATAAATTCATAAACACCATCTTGAACCTGATTGACTTCAACGAAGTTGTCATATACGTCAAACTCTTTATCTAATTCAATCTTATAAATACAATTTCCATCGATAACAATATAGTCATTGTCGACTAGTTCATATTCGTCAATCTCTTCTACGTCTTTGTAATATTCATTACGTTCTTCCCTAGGAATACTTTGCCAGAAATCTTGTAAATTAGATTGAAGTTCATTAGCGTCTTTATATTTTTTACAAAGTTTAAGTTTTCCTTTATAGCCTACAGTTTCACTCATTATTTATACCTCCTTATTATTTCATCCACGTTTCACCATCGTTATACGGATTCACGCCGTTTACAAATTTGCCACAATTAGGACACATTGAGGCACCATCAGGGTAACCTCCAACTGAGTACGGCTTTAGTGATGCTTGATATGCTTTCCAGTTTCTACTGTCGCCTCGGATAAGCAATATTTCGTCATCGCAACAATCGCGTTTTACCAGCCATTTATTAGTGTCCATGCTATCTGTATAGTCAAACACCCAATTGCACCATTCGATTTTAGTAGTCATAACTGCCCTTGTTAAGCCAATCAAGTCTTGTATTAAAACCACTCCCAAGTAACATCTCTATCTGGAGATTCTTCAATTGCTTCACGAAGGGCGTTGGCTAGTTCTCGGTTAGTCATACCCTCGTAATTGCTCATTTCATCATTGTCTGGTAGAGAGGCAATATATTTTTCCAATTGTTCTGCCTCGACATAATAAGTTTCTGAATCCGACTCTCTAATTATGTCAAGATTGTCACTTTCCAGTGTTAAGAATTTTTGAAATGCTTGATAATTGCTGAATGTTTGATCTCCATATTCTCGGTGCCTTGTAATTACATTTGCTCGATAACCCATTTCTTTACTCCTCTACCTTTACTTGATAAAATTTACGTTCTTCTGACATGTATACCCAATCCAATGCTAAATACAATACATTGTCTTTAGTGTAATTGTGCCAAACTGTATCTACATTGATTTCTGTGATTGGATCTTGATGTAGGTTTGCACTTGTAGCAATGATTGCATCTAGCTCTGCTGTTGAATCAATTACAATTGACCCGCTCTGTTTACCGCTTGCCGTCTTAAATGTAACAGCCATTTCAAAGTCTTTCATTAACGTCGAATCCATTTCTGCCACAAAGCTGTCATATTGATTTGTAAGCTATTTACCGACTTAAACCGTGTCCACTGGTGAAACATCATATCCACCATGCCCTCGTTTTCCAAGTTCTGTAGTCTTGTTTCTAATTGCTTGCTAGTTAACATATTCTTGTCCTTTCCTTTATGTTATATTTTAATTATAAGGCATAAGCGAACAAAAATCAATAGTTTTCCCTAGAATTATTAAGAAATTATCAAGAATCTGAGGAATTATGCTCATTTACCCAGTTTATTATCTAATTTTTCAATCAATTTATGAATACCTCGTCCCGAACCGATACCTTTACCAGTCCACCAGCCTTTATATGGATATAGTTTTGCGATATGGTTCTTTCTATCGTTTGCATTGTAAATGTATATTGCTTTCTCTCTTTCATCCCAAGCTACAGCATACCAAGCCTCTATGAGTAAGTCGGTTGCGTATTGTACACGGCTTGGTTCAAGAGATTTTCGACGCTCTTCACGCTCTTTTTTCATAGCGTCAAATACTGCCCTTAATTCACCCATCAGTTTTCCTCAATTCCGAAATACTTTAACCAATCTTCTCGGTTTTCTTTAATTGATTTTTTAGCGTCCTCTGCGGTCTTGTAGTGTATAGTTTCACCATAATAGCTATAGATGAAACGTTCAACAGCCAATTTCTTAGCACGACAACTATACCCAACAATCCAGCCGAGTTCACCCTTATTAGGGTCTGGCTTAAAGTCTGACGTTTGTTGTAACCTAATCTCAGCTAATCTACGTTCACGGGTTTTTTGAGCTTCTTCCAATGTGCGATAGACAAACCCAAAAGCAAGACGTTTATGATGACTTAATAGATCGTTAAAAGTGAAACTATAGATATCTCCTTCTTCATTTAAGCAGAAAACTTTTTCACCATTTCTAGGTTGATAATGAATACTATCTTCCATCTTTTCGAACCATTCATCGAAGTTGTCTATATCTTGAATTGTGAACTGAGGGCTGGTTTTTGCTCCAATTGGTGTAATTCTAACTAGCTCTTTCAGTTCGTCAAAATCGCTTGTAACCTCTTCGAAAATGGTGCCAGCCTTAATTGTGGGCGTGTCTTTTAGAAGCTTGTATTTCATAGTCTTATAGATACCTTTTGTCGTTATAATTTTCGTCACTATTTATGTATGTCGCTAGTTTTCTAATAACCTCTTCTAAGCTTTTGCCTGTTGCATGCACATAATGTTTATAATCTCCTTTATTGTCAGGTTCTTCAAAGATAGCCAAATACTCAAGACCTCTGAAAGTCTGAATGTTACAAGTTACAATGAGTTCGCTGTCTTTATTCTCTCTTATGTATTTCTCGATATCAGTAGTATATTGTTCCATACTTGCTCCTTAGAATAGCTCTAATTGCGTGGCATAAATTGCACGGCTAGCTAATATCTGATTAATTCGATGAATTGTACGCTCACTCTCGTTCAGGTCGTTTAACGCACCTTCTTTCATCTCTAGCAAGTCTGCTGTGTCGACTTCATCTAATGATTGATAATCGTCCTCGTAGTAAGGCTTTACTTCTTTTTCCATTTTTTATCCTCCTTTTATTTAATATTCAATTACTCTAGCATTTTCTGATGCAACTACTACATCTGGTCGCCCAAAGTCTTCATGCTCACCGACAATAGCTGCGGAAAAGTCATTCAAAACAATCTCACGGCAGTTTGAAGATTTAACAACAACTTTATTATGTGCCTTGACACTTACCTCCCAGTAAGCTCTAACGATAGCCTCGTCATATGCCTCAATAGTAGCATTGTCATGTGCGTCAACAATAACCGCATCATATGCTTTGATAGAAGAATCTCCATACGCCCTAACAAAAGCTCCTCCGTGTGCCTCGACTTTAGCTTTACCATAAGCCACAATCATAACTCTTCCACGAAGTGTCTTAACTACAGCGTTTCCGTATGCTTCGATAGTAGGTTCACCGATGTCGTCGTATTCAACAATAGCGTTACCACCTACTTTGACTTTAGTATTTCCATAAGCCTCTACTTTAGTATTGCCCCTTGCATCAACAATAGAGCCATTGAGTGCTATGACGTTGATTGAGGTGTCGCTCATTGCGTTTATCCTAGAATGATGATATGCCTTAACGGTGATGTTTTTACACCATACTCCCAGCATTACCGTTAATTCACCCCAGACCTCAATAACGCCTTCTAGGTCGCTACCAACATTGATAGCAACGGTTTCGCCTACACGTACTCCAGTTTTAAAAAGTTCCTTTAATTGCTCTTCATTATTTATTACTCTCATAATTTGTCCTTTCTTTATACTTATAATTATAATGAAGTTGATTATAAAAATCAATAATTTTTATTAAAAACTTATAGATTTATAAGACATTTAGAGTATATATTGCAATTAACAAGACTTTTCTTCTATCTCTGAATTATCACTCCAGTCGTAATCCTCAATTTCATAGCCATCAACCACAACCTCTGCATTGTCACCAAAGAAATCTCGCTTATCCTCATCAGACATACTATTCCATTCATTCTCATCTACAAACAACTCCAGATGTCCGTTGCGTAAATGCCCCACTACATAATCAAGTTCTCGTGTTAATTTAATCTTTGCCATTTTCTAATACCTTTCTTTCCTTATTTAACCCTTAACTGCCTTAATGATATCTTCAATTTTCAAATAGGTTTCTTTCGTAATTTTAACAAGCATTCGCGTAATAGCCTCTTGAGCTTCATTATCAAAACAAATGTCCCATCCAGTTCCAGGTCCTGCGGGGTCTTGTTCTGCGTCCGCATAGCTTGCGAGGAAATCCAGTATTTCCTTAGCTTGAGCCTCAATTTTAATACGCTCTGCTGGATCAACATAATTTTCCATCACTTCATAATAATCCTGCCAGTTGTCAACTCCACCGACCTCTAGGCACTTTAGCTTTTCCTGAGCTCGTAATAATTCAATATATTCTTCTTGGCTTAAATGTATCATCTTATTTTTTCTCCTTTAGTAATGTATTCAAGAAAGATAGCATAGTCTATCTTTATAGTAGTTTCTATATATGGAAATACTAGAACAGTGCCATCTAGTCTTTCATCTCTAGTATCTAGATTGAGTTCAACATCAATAAAATCTAGATCTGTGTCGATATTGTCTTTAATGAAGTTTACGACATCTTCTCGTTTAATCTTTATCATACTTCCTCCAAAGTTGCTATGTACCTATTGCCGTGTTCGCCATAAATGACTAATTCTTGAATTATGACTTCAGATAGCTGAATGTTTTCTAAATCATCAATCTGGGCTAATTTTAATGCTCGCTCTGGGCTTGGTTTTCTAGCAGAAGCCACAACTTCCATTTTTTGAACCCCGTCTGAATCGATATAGTGTATTTCCCAAGCCTTCATTCTAATCTCCTACAGGACTAATGTCTATCTGCCAGACTTCTTGAATCTCGCTAAGATTAAACCACTCTGGTGGTTCTATTGTCCACACTTGTTTTAACCAATTCTTCTTACTGAGTTTCGAATCTTTACCCGCGTTATTAACATATTGCTGATACCAATAATCTGAATCATATAGCTCGTCCTGTAAAGCATAATCCCAGAACTTATCTATTAGTTCTAATTCTGTATAATGCTCAGTCCAGGTAGATAGCAAATCCTCCCCCTCTATTTTGTATAGTGTCATTTAATCAACCTTTACAGTTTTTCCATCTACCTTAAAACTAATAGCAACACTTTCCTGAACCTTAATACCTGGAAGCTCTTTATCAACTAATCCAGTGTCTACGTGAGTTTTAAATTTCGCAGTATCTGGTACGCGTCGATATAATTGATCATCAACCACAACGAAATCTTCTTCAACCTTTTCTAATCGTGTATATTCTTCTGGAACATTGTTAGGATCTGTTACTCGAACAGTATTACGAACCGAACAAGTGATTGACCATTTATCGCCTGCCTTAAAACCTTCTTCTTCTGGAGATAACAACTTCTTTATTCCATATTTCGGCATCTCGATTTTCAATTGTTCTTTTATTTGACTGATTTGTGTATCTATAGCTTTTTTTCTGGTCATAAACGCCTTAAATTGCTCACTTTGCATTAAGGCATTTTCTTCATCTAGAAGTGTTATGAGTTGACCTTGTAACTCTTTAATTTCTTCTTCTTGCATTTTATACCATCCTTTCGTTTATATTGTATTTTAATTATATAAAGAATAAGCTTAAAAATCAATACTTTTTCAAATAAAATACACCAGATTGTTTCTGGTGTATTGGAGGGTAACCTAGACTATAGGAGTAGTTTTAATCCACAACTGCTCGTATTCTTGACTATTTATTTCGCACTCACGAGCTTTACGTTTACTCCATCGTATCATTCTAGCTAAGCGTTCAACTTCATCTGGTTCATCAAACTTATCTAAAACGTGGAAGAAATATTGATTGTCAATTCGGTACTTTAAGATCGTAATATTAGATCCGTCCACTACGGTATTCCTTGACTAGATCAATTTTCTCTTCAAAACTTAAGGCTTGGATAGCTTTATCTTTTTCATCCTGACTTGCCCCATCCACGATTTTTAATAAGTCGGCATACATACCCTTAAGAAACTTAAGAGCTTGTTCTTGCTGTTCTATCGTCAATTCACCAACAGGCTTAGTTAAAATTTCTTTAATATCCATATTCATATCCATAATTCTCTCCTCTCATATTAGTATTATATAGCAAATTGTCTTAAATGTCAAGCCCTAATGTAAATCAACTATCACTTCTTGCTCTGAAGGATAATTAGACTTGTAGTGGACTTGATAATGAGCAACAACGTCCTTTATCTTTACTTTTTTAGTCATAACCCTTGAACCAAATGTTTCAGCCACTGCTTTATTGGTGGAAAATGAAGTGTAACCCCTTGCATCAGGTTCACCCTCTCTAATTCCACGATATAGCGTTAGCTCTGTGATTCCTGCGGATCGTAAAGTATCTTGAGTTAATTGCCTGTGTAGTTTATGCTCGGGTCTATTTTTATTCTTTTGAAGGTTTGGTTCACTCAGAAATTCACCCGTTCTACTATCTCGAGGTCCATTTCCCTCTGACCAATCTAACTGATTTACAGTCACTTTATTTATATCTAATCCGTGTTTTTTAAACTGGTCTACGAATATCTCGTTTATAAGCTTTTCTTCTTGATTAACAATGGTCATTTCAGAATAATAGTCAAAGTCTTTGTATGCTAAGGCATCAGCCTTTTTCTGAGCCTTTACACGAGTGTTAAACCTACGACCCAATTGTTCACTTACTGATAGGTCAGAACCGCCTGTACCCGAGCCTCCTCGCTTCCCAGGACGACCTGCATGCCCGAAGTTGCCTGATCCCTTACCGCCATTGATAACCATTGTTATCACCTGGACTGCTTTAAGTATTGCTTGATTCCTGTTCATAGGCTGATTATAACAAAATTCACATAAAGCTATCAATAATCACAAGGTATATGATTCTCTTGCCAATAGATAGTTGCTTTTCTGTTGTTTTCGTATTCTCTACATAACCTAGCATATTTCTCTTGAATTATTGGAGTAGCATTATATCTCTTACATAACCATTGCTTATCAGGATCCGAAATATCGGGATTATACAAACATAAATCGCACCAAGGAAGACCGGTTACAAACATACCCCATTCCATTTGAAGTAATATTGTAGTTTCAGCATACTCGTAATTTTTGAGGTGTCTTGCTTCGTTAAAAGATTTGCACTCAATTAATCCTATAGGTTTGTTGTCTTGATAAACTACTCCATCTGGTGAGTAACCCGCAATACTAAATTCATCACTACGAATGAATCCTGGAGTCCTAACCTCTAAACCATTAACTTGTTCCCAGATATACCTATTGACTGGCTCTAGTTCATGTCCACGTCTTGTAAAGTAATTTCCTGTAAACGAGTTGTTAGTTTTATCTGACAAAATTTGCTCAACAGGAGTTTTTTTAATTGCGAAGTTATAAGCATCTGTACCAGTTAAGTACCTACCTCTAATCTCAAGCCACTCAGGTGTTCCCTGTTCTAACTTTTCGATTATTTTCATTACTTCTTATTAAGCTCGATAACTCTTTTAACCTTTTCAGATATAGTGCTTTCAGGTTCCTCTTTCTCTTCGTTCGCTACAATTTTAATTTCTACCAGCTCATTATCGCGATAAATATCATTGAATAGTCCGAATTGTGATGCACACTTTTTAAGAGCATCTGAAGCAGCAGCTTTCATATCATTACCGAAGTCCACTGGCTCATTTGTGCCTTTTTTAAACATTACATCTTTACGACCGTATTGTTCACGCGTAACTGAAACTCCAGTGCTTGGATTGGTAATTGTTAGTCTTCCTCGTACCACTACTGATTTCGTCTTAACTGCCATTTCTAAAGCAGTAGCCTCATCCGTTACGATGCTGAAATCCCAAAAACCACCAAAAGTAGTATTCAAAGCCACGATAACATCAGCCGCCTTAACGTATTTCCATGTACCACCACCCTTAGCTGGGCGTTCATAAATCATTGATGGCGATGTGGTGTGACGAATCTTTTTCAGCTGTTCTAGGTTGAAAAAATTCTCTTTACCCGTTGTTAGGGTTAATGCGTCCTGTTTAAGGACTACTTGTTTTTCTGACTTTTTTTCCATAATTTGCCTCCTTTTTATGTATTTATAATAACAAATTACAAAAATTAAATCAACCCGTTTCGTTTATTTTTTTAACTAAATGGCTTATAATTAAAAACACAAGTAATGAGTCAAGGAGGGAAAACTTGGAATGACAATAGAAGAAATATTAAACGCAGGAATGGTTGTTACCTACAATGTAGCACTTGCTAAAGAGATTGGGCTTGCGGAAGCCATAATCTTAAATACTATAAAGCAAGCAGGCATGACAGAAAATGGATATGTTTCGTATAGTTCAGATGTATGGACTGATCTAACAGGCTTAACTGAAAAACAGGCTCAAAAGGCATTAGATAATTTAGTTAAATTAGGCTATCTTGACATTAGGACTATTAAAGAAAACGGTATTGAGAGCGTGCAATATAGAGTAAAATAACTTAGCTAGAAAGGTAAATATATGAACAATACATTTGAAAACAGAACAGATAACGACGTTACAGTAATACCTAAGCAAATATTGAGAGCTGGATTATCAGCTAAAGCAGTAGGGCTATATACATGTATAGTTTATCTTCTTAATAGAGATGAACGTATATCAACTTCCAAACTAGCAGAGATGGGTAACGAGGGTTTAGCATCTATAGAAAATGGATTAAAAGAATTAGAGTCGGCTGGATATCTGATTAGAACCAAGAAAAAAGACAGCAAGGGACGTTTCTGTACAGTGTACCAACTGAAAGACAACTAAATTAGGTCTAAATTGATTCTTACGGAGAGGGGTGAGAAATGAATAAATTGAACAAGAGTCGTATAAGGTTTGCATGTACTCCTTGTAATCTAGTGAATAGTAATACCGTATCATTGCAGGCAAAGGGTTTATTCGCCTATATAGAAGGAAAGCCAGATGGATGGAAATTTTCTGCTGGTAGGATTGCTGCCGAGATTAAAGAAGGCGTTACGTGTATAGAATCATGCTTGAGGGAACTTGAGCAGAGTGGATATCTGAAACGAGAGAAAAAGAAAAATGAACTCGGACATTGGTATTCTGAATATACGGTATATGCTGTACCAGAATACGAAAGAGCATTAGAAGAAGCTGAGATCGAACAAGAGGAAACCCCTTGTAACCAATACAATCCCAGTCCTGGAAATCCAAGGACTGGGACAGCCAAGACTGGGCAGGTTGGGGAACATATAAATATATATAATAAAAAGAAATATAATATAAAAAAATATAATATATTTGGGACAGAAGAATCTGCCCCAGAAATAGCTCAACCATCAAAAGAAATTGTTAAGAAACAATCAACCGACGAAGTAGCTAAAGTCTACTATGAAACGATTAAAGTGCTTAAATTACCAGTAAGAAATCACAACAATGTAAGAACTAAAATCAATCAACTTAAACAGGAACTAGGACAAGAAGATTCTCTTAAATACCTGCAATTCATAATCGATATTTACCCAACTTTACCAGATGACGGATATAAACCTCGCATACTGGAAGCCCTGGATATTTACAGTAAGCGAGTCGCAATCGGATCGTGGGTAACTAACCTGCGAGATAAGCAATCTGGTGGAATTGCTGGTTGGTAGTTGATTTTTGCTAAATAGCAAATTATAATTGGAAATATGAAAGCAACAGAAATCACAACCATCACAGGGAAAACAATAACCGTTTCAAAAGAACAGGGCGACATTATTCGTCAAGGTATCCTTAATAAAACTCCATTCGTAACTATCAGTAGACCCAACGGGCATATAATTCGTACATCTACCATTGCTGAGGTAAAAGACATTTGGACTAGTAATCCGAATCAGAAAACTTTAAATTCTAGTAACCCCGCAGATAGGCGAGAAGCCAAGTACGCTGAAGGTTACGAAGCTTTTAAAAGGAAGAAACAAGAACTTTTAAATAAATAAAACCAACCTACTTGTACTTTAAAATGATTGTGATATAATGCAAGTTATGAGTAAGACTTGGTTAAAGAACTCGCAATTTAATCAGACCCAATCCCGTGGGACAGCTTGCTCATAAGTGATTTCGTAGGAAAACAAAAACTATCTGCAAGCCAGTCCCAAAAATAGGACTGGTTTTTAAGAACCTTAACAATAGGAGAGTGGTGTCAAAAGTTAGCACGGAGGTTTCCAAAACCTCAGGACAGGGTGCAATACCTTGCTCTCCTGCCAAGTATTCCACCATAGCTCAATAGGTAGAGCACTTCGCTGTTAACGAAGGGGTTTGTTGGTTCGAACCCAACTGGTGGAGCCATATGTCTTTGTAGCTCAGTTGGTAGAGCGTTGCACTGAAAATGCAAAGGGCTCTAGTTCGAATCTAGACGAAGACACCATAAAGCAGGATGGAGAAGTGGTTATCTCGCTTGCCTCATAAGCAAGAGAACGTTGGTTCAATCCCAACTCCTGCTACCATAATCGGAGTTAGTTTAGCTGGTAGAACGCCAGGCTTTGAACCTGGTAACGTAGGATCGTAGCCTACACTCCGAGCCACAAATTGGAAAAAAGAAGTCGCATAGCATCTATATATGGATTTGGATTTTCATCTATATATTGGAGTTAGACTAACAAATTAATGAGGAAACAGATTAGCGGCAACCTCTACCTTTTTCATTACGATATCACACGATAATACTGTCAAGACTTGTTATACTTATAATTCTAAATAATTGAATGAAAGGGTATACATGAACGCCAACGCAATCATTAATGACGACATGACATTAGAAGAAAAATTAAGTGCTATTGACGCGGCGTTGAAGAAAGCTCAAGAAGTAGCAGACGAAGAGGCAAAGAAAAACGGTAGTATATCTGCTCCATTAGACCCAGCAAGTTTGACTATTTGTGACGGTTGCGAATAAAACCCTTGACATCAAAATTACTTACTGTATAATGAAAATATGAACGAGATAGAGCAGACTTTAGCCGAGCGTAAGAACAGTAATGGTGATTATAGAAACCACGCTCATACGGCTCAAAGCATAAAGAATGTAATGTTAAGTTCAGCGAAATGGCAATCCTTGTCTGATCCGCAAAAAGAGTCACTAGATATGATAGCTCACAAGATTGGTCGAATATTAAATGGCGATCCGAACTTCATAGATAGTTGGCGAGATTTAGCAGGTTACGCAACCTTGATAGTGAATATTTTACAGACTACCGAGGGAGCTACAGATAATAAGATTGTCAAGGTAAGAGTAAAAGGCGATAAACTCGTAGAACTTTAATATAGAACTTTTTAGCGGGCACTGTAGTTTAATACGCTGGGTGCAAGGCGAAAACCTATCGGCAGGAGAAATCCTATACCCTGGAGTATTGTTAAGAGAAAGGGGTTAAATACTAGAAATAGTTGCTGATTGACGGACGGTTAAACAAAGTCAGAACAGATTCAAAACTATTGCACACCGTCTTTATGTGAGTAAGCCTAGAAGTAGGTTGCCTCACCAGTGTCCACTAAAGAGTTTTATTATGAAAGCAAAAATGTTTCTACACGGCTCAGTGCCATCACAAAAGAACTCAAAACGTATATTCCGCAATAGACGGACTGGTTCACCTATTCTAGTGACAGATAGTAAAGTTACGGAATGGAAAAAGGGTGCTAGTTTGGCGTTTAGAGCCTCTCTACCGCGATTTAATGGTCCAGTTAGTATAACTTTCCTCTTTACTCATAAAACTCGCATACACAAGGATTTAGACAATTCTATAAGTACTTTACTTGATACACTAAAAGACTCAAAAATAATAACTGATGATAATTGCTTAACTGTTCAAAAATTAGAAGCCCAACTAGTAGGTTTCGATTCAAAGAACTTCGGAGTAGAAATAATTATTGAAGATATAGAAAACCCCTTGACATAATTTCAGGTATGTGATTAAATCCCCTATGAGGAGGGGTTTTTGTGAAAAAAACAAATCAAGAAGTTGATAAAAAACAATACAAGAGTTTTGAGCGTGAGGCTAAAGTGCTTATGGTGGATCTCGAATGTTTCGTAGGTAGCACAGAAGTACTTACCCAAGACGGTTTCGTACGTTTTGACAAGCTTAAAGATGAAAAGGTGGCTCAATACCACGAAGATGGAACAATCACATTTGTAAAGCCTACACGTAAGATAAAAAAGCACTATAACGGCAATGTGGTTGATTTTAAGACTAAGATGGGCACTATTACTGCCACTGAAAACCATACAATGGTAGCTAGAAGCACTAGCTCGGGTAAAATATTTACATACCTAGCTAAAGAATCTCCGAATACTGGTATTACCATGTTTGCTGGACAAAATAAGAAGACTAAGAAATTATCTGCTCTAGATAGACTGGCAATTGCTCTACAAGCTGATGCATATCGAGTAAACGAAGGGATTAGAAGGTTTGATAAACTAGGTGAACCACTTGCATACTGGACTATGACGTTTAGAAAGCCTCGTAAGATCGAGCGAATGGAGCAGATCTTGATGCAAACAGACTTGCGATGGCGTAAAAGAAGTCATTATAGAAAAACAGGACAACTAGATACTGTATTTTCAGTATATACTCCAATCCAGATGACAAAAAGTCTGAATACCTGGTTTAGGGTGAGTGAATGTGGTGAAGACTTCATTGAAGAGATTGCTCTATGGGATGGAAGCATTAGAACATACCCCTCTGGTACTAGACAGATTTCTTACTCTTGCGGACAATTGGATAATATTGAGTTCGTTCGTGATGTAGCGGTTATGAACAATAAGATGGCTACTTATTGTAGAAATGGATCGGGATACAAGGTAACTATAGGGGAAACTAACACGGGGGATATTCGTAGCTTTAAGAAGTCAGTAAGACAAATTGATGAAACTGTTTATTGCGTTGAAGTCCCTACTCACATGATAATTGTTAAGGGTGGACAGAAAGTCTTAGTTACTGGCAACTGTAGCCCAACTCTAGGTTACTCTTATGGTCAGTGGCAAACAAATGTCGTAAAAGTTGAGCGACCACCTGTACTATTATCTTTTGCGTGGAAATGGCTAGGGGAAAAAGAAACTCATTGCTTAACTCTACATGATAGAGCAACCGTACAACAAGGTGATGATTCATTACTAGTTAAAGAATTGTGGAATCTCATTGATGAATGCGAAGTCTTTGTAGCACATAACGTTAAATTCGATCAAAAGATGGCAAACGCCTTTTTCTTAAGGCACGGCTTAACTCCTGCGAGTTGGTATAAGACCTTCTGTACATTACAAACCGCCAGACGATACTTCAAGCTTGATAATAACAAGCTAGATTATCTTGGACAGCTTCTAGGTGTAGGTCAGAAAACAGCTATTACTAATCACGATGTTTGGTATGACTGTTTAATTCATAATGATGAAAAGGCTTGGGAGAAGTTAAAGAAATATAATTGTCTAACACCAGATCATAAGGTCTTTACATCTGATATGAGGTGGAAAAATATCGGCGATGTTGTTGTAGGCGATAAAATCCTTGCTTTTGATGAACACCAAAACATGAATACAAAAGGCAGGAGAATGTGCTTCACTAATGTAGAAAGCAATAGGACTGTTTTGGAAGACGTGTACGCAGTAACACTATCAAATGGTCAGGTGATTAAAGCCACAAAAGATCATAAGTGGCTGTGTCGAGCGAATAAAAAAGGAGTTGGCGGCACTAAATGGTTAACCACTGAACAACTCGTTTTTCGTGGTCGACGACTAGATGGTAAGTTATCTACTGGAGGACTTGAGTCAAAAACTTGGATTTCTAAATATATGCATCCATCAGAAGAGATTATGACCAAAGATGTCGGTTGGTTAGCTGGTATGTTTGATGGAGAAGGTAGTCTATCTAACCGAGGTAGCTTTAATGGGTATAGTGTTAGTATTTCTCAGAAATTAGGTAGAGAGTTAGATAAAATAGGAGATATCTTATCGTCTATCGACGTTAAACATTCAGCCCAGCATCATGAAAAGAATCGTTTTGTGAATACTTATGTACACTCCAGCCAACCTATGGGATATTACACGATTAGAGGTGGTGTATTTTCTATATTTGATTTCCTGTGTAAAGTAAGACCAGAGCGACTTATTGAGAAGATGAATATTGATAATTTACCACGATTAGAGTCTAGGCACGATCTAGTATATGTTGATGATGTGCGATATATAGGTAAGATGGAAGTGTGTGTGTTACAAACAGAGGCTCGAACATATATTGCTGATGGGCTACCTATGCATAATTGTCAAGATGTCGTTTTATTGGAAAAGATCTATAAGAAACTTCTACCGTTTGCAACCAACCATCCGAATGGAGCCTTGTCGGCGGGGAGAGAAGATATCTGTCCACGTTGTATGCACCAATCAGAGTTCTCTATTAAAGCGTACAGAAAAACTGGAACACAAATTAATGCAATTCAAGTTCAATGTCGGAATTGTCATGGATATGTTACTCGTCCACTAACCAAAGAAGAAAGAGAAGAGCTGGATTATCACGGAAGACTTAAATCATTTTATCGAAACATTGCGAATTGATATACTAAAATAAAGTGTCAAAGGAGTGATGTTGTATGGATGATAAAACCGTCAATCAAGTATTACAAATACTAGAATCGGAATTAGAAGAGGCTAAAAACTCAAAAGACGATTGATTTTTTAAGCCGTATCCATTATTATTAAATAGACAAGAGAAGAAGTATATGCTTCTACAAATCTTGTCAGAAGACTAGTGTGTGTTGTGGCACGAGCAGGGGAGAGAAGCACTCCCTTGCTTTTTTATGAGCAATACATTATACTTGAAGCATAACAATTTACTAGTTAGAAAGGTGGATAAGAATAGAGATATGAAAACGGTTAATCATCAAGCATTCTTCAAGAATGTTATGCAAAAGCCAGACCATATTCGATTCTTAATTTATGGTAAAGAACTTGATGGTTTTACAGAGCAACTTATAGCGGATCTAAGTCACGTAAAGTTTCGTATTTATGGATATAAATCCCCATTCTTAGCGACATTAAGTCATGTAGAGTTGAATAAGGTTAAAGATATTGATGATCCAAAAATGTATGAGAATTTAAGTTTTGTCATTACAGATGATGAAGATGTGGCTATTCGTGCTAGATTAAGTGGAGTATGTCGGGTGAAAGATATCAATGAAGCTATTTTAATAGCACAAAACAATAATCTTCAAGAGGGTACTTTCAGATTGGATCAATATGAAAAAGCTTACCAAGAAATTATGAACCAAAAAGAGGAAGTCAAGTAGATAATGGATTATGTTTTCGTTGTTCAAATACATAAAAGAGATTCATTAGAAGACATCTTTCAACTCTTTTCAGATATATATCAGGTAAGAGGTGATTGTCATGTATTTATTATGAGCAACGATGCTAACCAATTGGTTCAGTTAAGAGAAAAGATTGAAGAGTTACAGAAAAGAATCCCTTACTGGTCAACAGAGATATTTCTAAAGTCTAAAAGTAAACTATTTACCTGTTTCAATAGGTTTAGCCCACACACTAGATTAATTTGGATAGATTCTAACTATACCTTAGAAGATAATGTAGTTTACCATCTGAACCAAGCTTCACTATACACAAAAGGCTACGGTTTTATATCTCCGTATTGTGAAGGAGAAAAATATTATGTTACAGACATTTACGATGACAATCCTCAACCAATACAAGACTCACCAATAAAAGAACCTATGTCTGTGGATACTTGTCCAGTACCTGTATTTTTAACCACTATAAGTAATTACTTATTAGATCAAAACTCTGGTCTTATGAGAGGAATCGCATTGCGTAGAATTGGGTTTAGAAATATGGTTCTACCTCAGGCGATAGTTTTTAAAAAGGAGAACAAAAATGATACAAACAATTAGAATGCACGTTGGGCTTCCTGCGTCAGGAAAAACAACAAAAGCCAAAGAACTTGAAAAAGAGGGTTGGGTACGAATCTGTAAAGATGATATTCGTGCGAATATGGAACGCTACACCAGAAAAAAAGAAAAGGAAGTTATTCGAACTCGCAACTTTCTTATTCGCCAAGCCTTACAAGAGGGTAAAAATGTGGTAGTAGATGACACCAATCTCAATCCTATACATGAACGGTCTATTCGTGCAATTGCTCGTGAATTTAATATCAGGTTTGAAAAAGACACCTCATTTTTGGAAGTGCCAATTAAAACCTGTATTGAGCGAGATCTAAAACGCCCGAATAGTGTAGGTCAGAATGTTATTTATTCAATGTATTACAGGTGGATAAAGCCATATAAACCTGCTGAATTAGAGCGTTACCCTCTTTGGAAATTGCGTAGAGCCATTCTAGTGGACATTGATGGAACTTTAGCTATAAATACCTCAGGACGAAGTTTTTACGATATGAAAAGAGTAGGAGAGGACACACCTGATCCGTTTGTAGGATTTTTACTAGACGCTATTTCAACTGCCGATATGCATGAATACTTAGATGTGATTATTATGTCTGGGCGAAGTGAAAATGCAAGGAAAGATACTGAATCGTGGCTACGTAGAAATATGTTCGATTACAAACACTTATTCATGCGGGCTGAAGGCGACACACGACCTGATGACATTGTTAAGAAAGAATTATACCAAAAGCATATTGAGGACAATTGGGCAGTCCTAGGCGTAATTGATGATCGCCCTAAAGTATGTAATATGTGGCGTGAATTAGGTTTAAGAGTAGCACAAGTTGGTAACCCTTATGATGATTTTTAAATATAGTACACGTAAAGGAGAAGAATGAAAAAACATAGTGAATTGTATTGGTGGATTTTCGATCGAGTACCTGGTCCAATCTATAGAGCTTGGAAATGGGTTAAGAATTGTCCAAGAAATATTAAAGCAAACAGACTTCGAAAACAAGGTATAGTTCCTGCCAAAGATGCTTGGAACTCAGATATAACCATTTGTGATATGTTAGCCCAACACTTAAAGTGGCATTTAAAATGGCTAGACGAACAACACGAGGTTTTTCCAGCTAAAGAAGAGGACCTTAAGTATAAAGCAGAAATGGAGCGTGCATATAAAGCTCTATCTCAATACGAATCTGTACATTATGCCTGCGAGCCTGCCTCTAAGCGACAATTACAAGAGGTGAAATGGGCAATCCACTGGGTAGCTAAAAATATAAGGGGTTTATGGTATTAGAAATGGAAGCAATTGACATTAAGATTGATGATGAGTTTTTACGTTATTGGAAAGCTGATAGTATTATTTTCAATGGTAAAAGTCTAGTTAAAATTATAAACAGTAACAAGGAGGAAAAATATATGGAAGAATGTCCATGTCAAGAATCAAGCAAAACACTTGCACGAGAGTATGTAGAAAGTCAACAAGACAAGGAAACTGCTCTGCTTAAAAAGCACCGAGTTATTAATGACTCTGGTGTAGTAACAATGCGAGGAATCGAGTTGATCTGTCAAGTGATACTTGAAAATAAGGATATTAAAAATAAAATTGTTGAATACTTAGAAGGTAAGGATAATTAATTATGACACAAGAAGAATTTACAAAAGCAGAAAAATTACTTAAGAAGATTGCGAAACGGCTTAAAGATAAAGAACTGGAATGGATTGTGCAAGCCTCTAAAAGCTCATTAGATGGTGGAGAGAAGATTTACTATTCAGCACAAATCAATGTACCTCATCAATCGCTTAAACCGTTAATGTGGACCAAAGATAGTGTAGAAGACTTATTGTTTGCTCTAGAAGCCTCAGCTAAACATCTAGATCGTGATGCAGTTACTAAAGCATACTACGAGCTGGAATTAAGCCGTGCTGAAAAAGCCGTCAGCGATTACAAAGAAGCACTCAATAAATTGGATGAATCTTCCCAAAAATCAGAAAAAAAGGTATAATAGATATAGTATTAAATTAAGCCAAGGAGGAATAGAGATGGCTAAAGACTTTAACAACGTAACATTAATGGGCAGACTAACTAAAGATCCTGAATTAAAAACCACAGCCTCAGGAAAGAATATCTGTTCTTTCACCCTAGCAGTGAACGGATTCGGAGATAAGACGAATTTCATCGATTGTAAGGCTTGGGAAAAAACTGGTGAATTAGTGTCTAAATATGTAGGCAAGGGGCAACGTCTATTGGTTGTTGGTGAATTAGAGCAGGAAAGTTGGGAAAAGGACGGGCAGAAACGGTCTAAACTTGGAGTCTTAGTTCGTGAATTACAATTCATTGAAAAACGAGATTCCGACTCTGTAGCGGCAAGTCAAGCTGAAAAGCTTATGGGCGAGCCTGTTTCTCTAGACGATATACCTTTTTAAGTTCAATTGTCAAGGGTGAGATATCTGATTTGATATAATGTATCAAGAAAAGAGTTTCACCCTTGGAAACTAAAACTTTCTATCTAATAGTCAAAACTAAAACGAATGAGGGGAAATGGAAAAACAATTTATACCTATTACTCCAATAGGAGTTGAAAAAGAAGCATTAAAAATGACTGTCTTAAATGGACAGCCTGAAATCTTTCATAGCATTCAAGGTGAAGGACGAAACCTTGGTCAAGATGTCGTATTCTGTCGATTAAGCGAATGCTCACTTGCATGTAGCTGGTGTGATAGCCCACAATCTTGGTGCTACACACAGAGTAAAGCCAACCAACACGAGGATGGTGTTGTTTACGATAGAGCAGAAAACCAAACTCAAGTGTCAATAGACAGTCTAGTTGAATCTGTAAAGAGCTATGATGAACCTCATATCGTTATAACAGGAGGTGAACCACTATTACAACAAAGAGTTCTACCTGCTTTCATAAAGAAATTGCGAAATGAAAATCCTGATTTTTATGTGGAAATCGAAACCAATGGAACTATTCGCCCAAATGACGAAATGGCTGAATTAGTAAATCAATGGAATGTTTCACCGAAATTGAGTAACTCTGGCGATTCAGAAAGACGACGGATCAAGGCAAAAGCTCTGCAGAAGTTTACAGAATTACCGAATGCAGACTTTAAGTTTGTAGTGTCCAGTGAACAGGATGTGGAGGAAATCCTTACACTTCTAGATGAATATGAAGTTCCTGCGGATCGAGTATTTCTTATGCCTCTAGGTAGAACAAGAGAAGAATTAGCCGAAACTGAGCCACTAGTAAAAGAATTAGCACAGACATTAAATATGAACTTCAGTACACGTGAACATATTAATCGCTGGGGTGATAAAAGAGGAGTATAAAAATGTACGAAGATACAACAGTTCAGGCAACCAAGTTTCATGAGATCTGTGCTGGACATCGCGTTATAGGTCAAGGTGGAAAATGTGAACGAAGTTATCACGGTCATAATTATGTGATTCACTTTACAGTTGAGGGCGAAGTCAAAGAAGATGGAATGGTTATGGATTTCGGTATAATCGGAAATCTTCTATGTAATTGGATTGAGGAAAATTACGATCACAAGACTTTAATCTGGGAGAAGGATCCTCATCGAGGATTCTTTGAAAAAGCTACTCCAGATGGTGTATGTATTGTTCCATTCAATCCTACAGCAGAAAATATAGGTGCTCATCTATTGAATGTGGTTGGTCCAGAGCAATTACAAGGAACTGGAGCGAAATTAGTAAGAGTAAAGGTTGAAGAAACTACTAAGTGTTCAGCCGTCGTAAAATTAAGGAGTTAATATGGTTACAAGAGAAGAAGCAGTCCAAAGTATGGACAAGGTATTGGAATACTTGTCTAAGGGTGAAAGTAAAGTTCGTCCTGATATGGCAAAAACGCCAGAACGTTATATTAAAGCAATGGAAGAGATGACAACTCCACAAGAGTTTTCTTATACATCTTTTGACAATCCAGACAAAGAAGATAAAGGAATGGTGATCCAAGGTCCTATCAAGTTCATTTCGAGCTGTGCTCATCATACATATCCATTCCAGGGTGAGGCTTGGGTTGCATATGTCCCAGGTGAAAAAATCGTAGGACTTTCTAAGCTTGCTAGGTGCGTTAAAGAAACTTCAAAGCGTTTCGGTGTTCAAGAAGAAATTACAAACGACATTGCAACTATCCTTGAAAAAGAGTTGAAACCGCTTGGTGTGGCAGTTTACATGAAAGCTACTCACGGTTGTATGGCTTGGCGTGGAGTAAAGTGTTCAGAAGCTAACACAATTACTACGAAGTTAACAGGAGTATTCAAAGACAATCTAAATACACGACAAGAGTTCCTGTCAATGATTAATAAATAGGAAGAGGCAATGAAAAATAAACTTGATAAATCAACACTACTAGCTCTTTTGTCTGGCGTATTCGCTGGAGCTTTAGTGCTTTCTAACATCCTAGCAGGAAGAGTTTTCGATCTAGGTTTCTGGGGATTAACATTAACTGCAGGGGTATTTATATTTCCTGTTACTTTTATTGTTAACGACATCCTGGCTGAGGTTTATGGCTTTAAAAAAGTGTCAATGATAATTTGGTTAGGGTTTGTTATAAACTTGATAGCCGTTGCTCTATATTGGCTTGCAAACACTCTTCCCGCCCCAGACTATATGATTAGTACGGCACAAGCATATCAAACTATCTTAGGTACATCTTTCAGAGCCTTAGTAGCTAGCCTTGCGGCATACTTAATGGGAGGGTTTGTCAATGCAAAGGTTATGGATTACATGCATAAAAAGCACGGAGAAGAGAAATTCAAACGTCGTGCAGTGTTATCCACTATTTTTGGTGAATCTGCTGATAGTATTTTCTTCGTTACAATTATGTTTTCAGGTGTACTACCACTAGGTGTAATGTTATCAATGATTGTTATCCAAGCAAGCACTAAAACTCTATTTGAAGCTATCTTTTTACCAATCACTACTCGACTTGTAGCAAAAGCTAAGGAGCTTAAATAATGATTGAATTAATCGGTTTAATAGCTACTTTATTCGTCTTAATCTCGTTTCTTCAAAAGTCAGAGATTAATATTAGAAAGTTTAATATTGTAGGTGCAAGTCTATTTGTTGTATACGGCTTTCTAATCTCCTCTATCTCAGTTTGGTTACTCAACGGTATTTTATTAGGAGTACATATTAAAAGGCTAAAGGAGCTTTACAATGAAAAATAAGAAAGTATTAGTCATTTTATCTGGTGGGCTAGACAGCACTACTCTTTTGTATGACATGGTGCATCAAGGGTATGAGGTTGAGGCAGTTAGTTTCTTTTACAAACAAAGACATTCAAAGGAATTAGACTTTGCTCGAAGGACTACTGAAAAATTAAATATTCCTCACAGGTTGATAGATATTTCATTTATGTCTGACATGCTCTCAAAAACTAGCCTAATTGCCAAAAATAATATAGATATTCCTGAAGGTGATTACCGAGAAGAGAGTATGAAAAGTACTGTCGTGCCAGCTAGAAATTTAATTATGTCTAGTATTGCGATTTCTCTAGCTTCAGAAATACAAGCTCATAAAGTGGCAATAGGTGTTCATTCAGGAGATCACGATATCTATCCAGATTGTCGACCAGAGTTTATTGAAAAACTTAATGAGGTAGCTAAAATAGCAGACTATTGGAAGGTTGAAATAATAGCTCCATACGTAGATATGAGTAAAGGTGATATTGTACGAAGAGGTTTGGAAATTGGTGCGGATTATTCAGATGCTTGGACATGTTACAAGGGTAAAGAAAAGGCGTGTGGTGCTTGTGGATCTTGTATTGAACGCTTAGAGGCTTTTGAGGATAACAATGCAGTAGATCCAATTGAGTACGAGAAGAGGTAAAATGAAACTATACTTTGCAGGGTATTCTACAGACACAGAGATAAGTGAATGTACAGGTACTAAGAATCTTCTTGAAAGTTATTTATATTTTAAGAAAAAAGATTACCAAGCTTGGCATAAAGAGCGAGGACTTCTAGCCAAGGACCTATTCCTTGACTCTGGAGCGTTTTCTGCCTTTACTAAGGGTGAAGTGATAGATATTGATGACTACATAAACTTCATTAAAAGGAATGAAAAATGGATCACTACATATGCTGGTTTGGATGTTATTGGAGATAGTAAAGGTACACGTCAAAATGTAGAATACATGGAATCTAAAGGTTTGCATCCGTTGCCAACTTTTCACCACGGTAGTGACTATGCAGAACTTGAACGTATGGTAAAGAAATATGATTATATTGCTCTGGGGGGGCTAGTACCTATTTCTATGAATGTGCCATTAATGAAAAAACACCTAGATAAATGTTTCAGAATAATTGGTAAAGACGTAAAAGTACACGGGTTCGGCGTAAACGGCTATTGGGCTTGGTTACGATACCCATTTTACTCTGTAGATGCTACTAGTTGGCTTACGGGCGGAATGTATAGAAGACTTATAACTTTCGATCCTGCTTCTCATAAATTAGTGCAAAGTACAAAAACAAAGAATAGTGACAATATACTGTTTATGAAGGCTCATACTGCTAATTATAGAGAGTTGAATATGCACAATGCTAAAGAGTATATGAAAGCTGCCCACTTCGTCACTAGATTGTGGGCTAATCGTGGTATAGTACACCCAGAATAAAGAGAGGAATACAAATGACAAACATTACTAAACACACATTCAATCCCAAAAACGTAAGTATAGTGCCTATTTCAGATGTGCATCTTAATGATTACAATCCGAAAGAAAAACGTACAGCAGAGTATGAAAAAGTTAAGGAAAGCATTTCTCTTAATGGATTTATGTCGCCAGTTATCGTTCGTCAAGTAGAAGGTGAAGACGGCTTTACTATTGTTGATGGTGAACAACGAGCTACAGCAGCTCAAGATCTAGGTTACAAGGAAATTCCTGTATACAACTTAGGTTTTATATCTGAAGAAGATGCTAAAGCAAAGACTATTTGGGCTGAAGTAAGTGTTCAATTTGATCAAATCCAATTAGCTCCACTCGCTATAGAATTGAATGAGATAGGTATTGAGTTGCCATACTCTGAAAAACAGATGGAAGATTTTAAAGAACTCTGTGCTTTCGATTTCGATAATGCGTATGAGGACTCTGAACAAGAAGAAGATGACGATACACCTAAAATGAAAACTCTTAATGTTAAGGTGACAGATGATCAGCTAACAATTATTAAAGAGGCTATGAAGATTGTGACTGAGAATGAAAATGTATCTGAAGGTAGAGCATTAGAACTACTAGTGGCAGATGGACTTGCGGGTTATCAACAAACGAATTATATTCCAGAGAATGAGAAAGAGGAGTAAAACACTCCTCTCTTTTTTTATTCAACCGCAGAACTGGACGGGTATACAAGATGCTAATTTGACAAGTGTTGAGTTTTTGATTCATCGAGAGTTACCTCATTACCAGCTTCTCTGCTGGGTGAAATGGTCAAGCCATCTAATTCGTACTTGCAAATTGTCTTATACACCCGATTGACTATATAAGGTGATGATTTGCCGAGTTTTAATTCCCTCACATTCGAGGAAATTAGGTTTCGTAAAGTCACATCACATGCTACGAAGCTTTCTATCAATAAGCAG